ACCTACTCAAGGATTGACCTTCACATACACACCTAAAGGTACAGATGAGCAGAAGATTTATAAATTCACAGGTATATTTGCACCAGTGAATCAGATTTTAGGTAGTTTGAAGTTCGCTAGGTAACTTATTGCATCTTTGCATTAAGTTCTGCTTTTTTATCATCTAGATACTTACTAGACAAGTTTTTCATATCTTTAACCTGTTTAGGTAATTGCTTACCAGTTGCTTTAGCTTCTTCCTCTGCTTCAGCAGTTTCAGTTGCAGCATTGATCGCGGTTTCAGTTGAACTCTCGACATCATCTACTTTCTCCTGTACGTTAGAATCGTTCCCAAGACATTTTCCAGCCTCTTCGCACTTCGATTCAGTTGAGCAATGAGAACACGGCTTGAATCCTGATTTCCCTTCAAATATATTCATATATGCATTCGCGAGTGCGTCAAAGTCCTTCTTGTGTGATGATGTCATACGTTTATTTATTAGAATTTATCAGATATCGATGGATTTGGGTGATTTATTTGTGTACCTCCATCACCATGCTCAGGACCTTGTTCAATGTATTCAGCGTCAACACCGGGGTTGGACGTCACCATACCTGACACATTCATAACAGCCGTATCATTACTAGGATTATACAAGTATAAATCCCATTCATTGTATGATTCTAGTTTTCCTTGTGAGTTAATCGCTTGTTTAACTGTTGGTGTTCCTGGAGACTTTTTCCTCCAATATGATTTACTTGTACCGGCCATGTCATTATTTATGATAAAATCAGTAGATCTGTAATATGTTGAGTATAAATAGTATGTATATGAGCGAATCACATAACACACTTTTGACTCTAGTCGAGTCCTATATTAGCGAGAATGAGAAGTTTTCTGAAAAAGGAAACAAAGCTGCTGGCACGCGTGCCCGTAAAGCTCTCATGGAGATCACTAAAATCTGCAAAGATCGCAGAAAAGAGATCCAAGAATCCAAGAATAGTGAGTAGACTATGATTAAATACTTCTATGGACAATAGATCATGGAAGAAAGAAAGGGACCTTCTCTCTGAAGCCTACGGTAAAACTAAAACTGTAACTGAAGAAGAAGGTTTACCTGTATCTGGAGAAAATGAAGAACCAATGGAAGAACCGATGGGTGATCCTGTTGATGCTATTATCGATGCGCAAAGAGAACCTGATGAAGTTGACGCTGAGATTGAGTCTTTAAAAAACTTACTGTTAAATCCACCTGCTGCTAAAATTGAGGAATATGCAGATGCGGGTCAGTTACACGTGTATGTGGACATGCTCAAGAAAAAACTTGAAGCAGCCGAAGCTGTTCAAGCGGCTGTACGTGGTACAGAAGACAACACGTAAAATTACTCCCGGGTAGGAGACAACACATACAATGTGTATATGGTCAGTACGCCGATCAATACTAATAAAGGTCCGTTGAGTTGATGAGAGGCATGCTCGCATGCTCCACCAGTACATTCAATAAGTTTTGGGTCTATTTTGTCAAATATAGTTTTCATTTTTTTAAGTTCCTATCTTTTTAAATCTCTTACAAAATCGTAAAACTCTTGTCGTGTGTTGATATCTTTACGATCTAAAAAGGCACCGCTCATTCTTGCAGTCTTCATCGTACTGTCGTGTTTAACACCTCGTACACATGCACACAAGTGGTTTGCTTCGATTAATACAGCAACACCTTTGTTACCTTCACAAACACTGTCTATATATCTATGCACTTGCATTGTGGCGTTCTCTTGTACTTGAGGTCTGCGACAGATCCACTCTACAATACGGTTCAACTTACTCAATCCAATCACTTTGCCATCAACTCCAGGGATATACGCTACATGAGCATTACCGATGAATGGTAGATGATGATGAGAGCAAAATGAATTCATTCTGATATTACCCTGAAACACAACACCATCATAACTATCAACGTTATCAAATGCTGTTATCTTGGGAGGTTCAGTGAAGCAACCTTCAGCTAGATCATTGATAAAAGCCTTTGCTACTCGTCTAGGTGTATCTGCACTGTTTGGATCATTTCTCCAGTCAAATCCTAATGCATCCATGTATTCACCATAGGCCTTAGCAGCGTTCTCAATCATTTCATCCTTCTCGTCACGTGTTCTAGGGTGATTACCATTTGCGAAAGTCAATTTAATATCTGTCATACACTTATTATACGGTATATGATGTGAATATTCAACAAGTTTTTGATAAATAATTTATATGTCTAGGTTTGATACAGTTTTAGAGAGTAATTTAAGTAAGACTAACTTGTTGAGAGTGAGAGTGAAGCATGATCCCAGAAACGAAGCAGAAACACGCGGTGATTATGTAGGATATGTACTTGAAGAAGATGGTGAGGGTAATATCGTGGCTATAGTGCCTAGTTTGGGTGCGGATAGGATGAGCTTTGGACTAGATCAGTATGAAGTTGATGGAGGAGGTTGCGGTATGCAGGATGACCCGTTGATTGATCTCAAAAAACATATTGTTGATTATTTGATGGTTAGAGGTTATCATGATAAGGTGTCTGAGAACATGGAAATTATTATAAAATCTACAAACGTTATTGAATTAGAACGAGTTATTGGATCATGTGGTTGTGATTCTTCTGAAATACTGAGCGTGTATAGAGATTATTTTGGCGGATGAAGTCATTTGATACATTGGTTGAATCTCTATTGAGTGAAGCTTCTGAAGACGTGTACACAGTTGGTGTATTTCCAGGAGCCTTCAAGCCTCCTCACGTGGGTCACTACATGACTGCATTGAATGCTTGTAAGGTGTGTGATGAGGTTAATATATTTGTATCATCCAAGCCCCGGGCATTAAGCACACAGAATAAAGCCGGTGGAGATAGTGCGCCTGACAGCGCTCGATATAAAAATTTAATACATTCAGACAAGTTCACTGACAACATTCTATCAGTTCAGACTGCTGGAGTTGCTAGGATGACTAGTGCAAGTGCCTTTAGAGTCGCGATATCCACCAAGGACAAGAACACTATAATGAAAAATTTACCCAAAGGTATTGATGCGGATCTGGTGTTTAATATATTGATGTCTAGTAATGATGTTAATAGTGAAGGATACGGACATGTGACTATAGAGCAAACGATGGCTATATGGAGATTGTATGCTGGTAGCTTGATACAAGAGAGTGGTATAGACAGTGACAAGCTTAATATTAACATATCTAAACAAAGTCCGGTAAAAGACACGTATGATCTTGTAGATGATATAAATAATGGCGAACGTGCATCGATGACGAGTGTCAAGTTGTACGTAGGAGAATGATATGAAACGTTTTGGTACATACGAGAGTGATTTTGCTAATTTATTTGAGTGTTATGCTCAGGTCAATAAGAGCATAGTAGTGGAACGAGACCTGCCTAGTGTTAGCAGGAGTGTCAACATACCTACTAACAGCAAAGAGCCATCGTTCAGAGGTCTCAAGTTTATAAAAATATTCCTACAACGAGCCGGTCAAGGAGCTGATCTGATTCACTTGGCCAAGTTGAAATCAATTGATAGTGATGACGGTGAGGGGAGTACTATAATAACTGGTACAGAGAATGATGATACTATTCAGATTATAGTTAACAAGAAGAGTGCTCAAGTGAAAGTGGTTGATTCGCAAGGTAATATAGAGAACGATTTCGTTACTAGTATTGCTCCTAGATTTGACAACGAGAGTGGTGAATTGACCATCATTCAAGTTAACGAGGTTTAATAAAATTTAATTATGAAAAAATTGAAGCATAATAGCAAGAGGAATAGTGTAATGTTGTGTTGTAATAGCAAGGCATGCCCTGAGGTATATTCTAAGGATAAAAATTCCATACAAATACGTGATGATGATGGGTTTGTTGTCACAATAACTAAAGATCAGGCTCGAATGATTTCAGAAGCTGTCGATCTGATTGAGGAAAACGAAGAATAAATGGTGTATGAATTGATATGCTGTGTAGGAATGCACTGGATATTCAAGTATGGTTCAATTCTTAACATACCTCGTAATTTTCTCAGTAAATTAAATATATTCGACAGTCTATTCAAATGTAGTTTATGTCTAGGATTTTGGGTAGGTATTGTTGTGTCATTGTTAACAGATAACAACATTCTATTACCTTTTGCATCTGCGGGGGTTTGCTGGTTTTTTGACAATATCAACAACACACTACAAAGTGTTGAGATAAAGCTGGATAAGTAAAGTTTCAGTTGCCTTGTATCAGTATATATACTATAATTAGTATATGTTTCGTTGTACAAAATTATTAGAATTAGGCTCTTGTGCCTTCAAACAACCAAGAGCGACTAGTCATTGTCGACACAATCACGGCTATCAACTTAAGGCTAAATTTTGGTTCACTTCCGTTGATTTAGATATCAACCACTGGGTTGTAGATTTTGGTGGATTGAAGGAATTTAAAGCTATATTAAAAGATCAATTTGATCACACTACATGTCTTGCTTTTGATGATCCTCATTTGGATCTGTACAGGGAGTTAGAAAGACGTGACGGATGTAAGTTGAGAATAATGCCTAAAGGTACAGGGATTGAGAGAATTGCTGAGTGGTGTTATGATGCAGTTAACAAATATTTACGAGAAACTCAAGGTGTTAGATGTAGTTGTATAAAGGTTGAAGTGTTTGAACATCAGGATAATAGTGCTATATACGAGCAAGATCAAATAGTCATCACAAATGACTTAGACACCTGGTCTGGAGCTGAGGTACAACCAGTGAGTGGTTTCGAGCAATTGATCGTAGAGGACAAGGTTCCAGAAAAAGTTGTACAAACAGCGCCTCCGGTAGATAATAATACGAAGACAGATGACAACCCTTTATATGGAAAGAAACAAACCAACAAGTGGATAGACAAAGAATCGACAAACGTTTGGGGATGGTAATATTATGAAAGACGAATCACAATCAATGAAAAATTTTATGGCTAACGACAGACCAGCACCTACAACTCTAGATTTATCTGAGAGTTTCTATTCAGTTCAATGCGAAGGACACACCACTGGTTATCCTGCATATTTTATAAGACTCAAGGCTTGTAATTTAATGTGCGGAGGTACAAATGGTGAGTTGATGAAATCAGGAGATGCTACATGGTGGTGTGATACAGAGGCAGTGTGGAGGAGAGGCTTAGAGAAACCCTTCTACAAGCTTGTCAAAGAGTGGGAGGATGAGTGTATTGATCACTGGATATATGACGGTCGTATTCATCTTATATGGACTGGTGGTGAACCATCTATACCTAAGCATCAAAGATCAATACCAGCATTTCGTGACTATCTGTTTGATTACGTCAAGGATAATCATGATAAGACTCTCAATACATTTGATGAGATTGAGACTAATGGTACATTGTATCTCCAGGATGGTTTGTTTGATATGCTGGATCAGATCAATTGTTCTGTGAAGTTGGCTAATAGTGGCATGGCAGAGAACAGACGTATTGTACCTGCTGCATTGCATCGTATCATGTCTCATGAGAATTACTGGTTCAAGTTTGTTATCAGTACTGAAGAGTGTTTGAAGGAGATAGAAGAGGATTTCATTCGACCGTTTAATATACCTCATGACAAGGTTTTATTACAACCAGGTCTAGATCGGCAAGCAGATTATCACGAAAGAACTAGGTTCACATTAGAGATGGCCAAGAAGTATGGTTATATTGGATTGAGTAGATTACATGTATCTGCATGGGATAAATTGACTGGTGTGTAATAAGTAGATTTATGAGATTATCGATATCAGGTACAGCTTGTCAAGGCAAGACAACACTACTAAAAAGTTTCATTAAAAAGTGGGACATGTACGAGACTCCTAAGGTTAGTTATCGTTCGATTCTAAAACCTGAGGCTCACAGCAAGGAAACTACCATGGAGAATCAATGGGACATTCTCAATCATATGATTGACCAGATGGAGACATATGATGAGGATAGCTACGTTATCTACGATAGATGTCCCCTTGATAACCTTATATACTCCATGTGGGCATATCACAAGGGTGTAGGCGACATAACTGAATCCTTTATCGAAAAGTGTATTCCTATTGTGAAGCAATCGATGCACTTTCTAGATATCATATTCTTCATACCTATCACGAACGTTGCTCAGAATGATATTGAGGATGACGGGGTGAGAGAGACTGACAGTGAGTACATAAAAGAGATTGACAACTTGTTCAAAGCTATGTACACTAACTGGGCTAAAGAAGACGAGAGGTTTTTTCCAAAAGAGGATCGCGCAGCAATGGTAGAGGTTTTCGGCTCGACAGAAGAGCGTATAAAGTTGTTAGGATATTATCTTAATGACAATGGTGATATATTTGGTGAGGAAGATTCACTCGTTGATACTAGTGTGTTAACTGATGAATTTGGGTTTCCGCTGATCGCTGATAATGATGATTCAGCAAAAACTTACGGTTAATACATAAATAATAACGATGAAGAATTTTAATAGTGAGCTTGACAGTGTGATGGAAAATTTTGGATTACACAAAACCGTCGTAAGGGAAAGATTTCCTAGAAATTTAAAGTTGAGTGAAGAGTTTGTTGAATCATTCAAGCGTGAATTTGACGCTCAAACAAGTCCAGTATTCACAGAGAATGAAGATGGTACTCAAGAAGAGACTCGTGGTGCTAGAGATCCTAGTAAAGTGTTGAAGGAGTTTCAAAAAGCTCTCAAGTTTTTAGTATAAATTATCAAGTTCGATGTTGAGATAAGAGCACGTAACTTCAAGGGGGAACCGGAGCTTAGCTTACCAGATAAAAGACAACCTTCAGGAAAGGTTGATCAAAATGCTTTAGGATTTTCATGGAGACCAGGTCAACCTAAACAATCTATATTAATAGAAGATTGTCATATAGATGCAAATAATGTAGCTGAAGGATTAAAGTTATCATATGTTAGTAACGTAGTGGTACGTAGATGTATAATAGTGGGTGGATATGAGGATTGTGTTGATATTGTTAGAGGTGGTGATATATTGTTTGATCAATGTACTTTTATTTCTAATAACACCAAGCATCACTTCACTATAAAGTGTGATGTGCATAATATCCGCATTGAAGATTGTACGTTTAGTGGGGATTTTAAGAGTGTATGGGATGGAGCTTTCATAGATTTAGGTAATTGGGGGACATATAACTTTAAGGATATACCTAAGACAGACAATATATACGTAACGCGTTGTAATATTGTTAATGTATCGTGGTGGAAGCAGATATTAACTAGAAGATTATTCGCAGAAAATCCAGTCATATGCGATACCTCAGGTTTTAATTTACGGGTACCTAAATTTATAGTTAATATATTCTGGTTATATAAGAGATTAATCGGATCACGTTAATTTTTAATCCTCTTCAATTGCTCACCTGTCTTGATCAACGTGTCACCTTCTTCATATTCCTTACCATTACTGTTAGTAACCTTGTATTTTACTAACCTACCAGGGATATTATGCTTACTCTTGACACCCTTACTACCTTTTTCTGGTAATTCGATAACATCCTCCACCTCTCCCTCACTACCGGCGTGTTCGCAGTCAGGGTTAGTATTCTTTATCTTGTCACCTTTCTTCAGAGTTGACGACACAGGCCTGTTATCAGCCTCGGTATAGAACTGTTTAAACGTCTTTATATTTATACTTAATTATTGCTCGAGTTTTTTGACAATAAACTTCAACATTTCACTACGCATGATATCATTATGAGTAAATTTGAAGCAGAAAATACCATTGTCTTCACTCTCTTTATCATTAAACTTATCGTACATTTCTTTAAAACCTGATTTTTGTCCGATATCAGCTTGGAATGTATCTCCGATGACTAACATTGTGGAATCTTCTCCAAATCGTGTTAATATAGTCACAAGCTCACTCTTGGTTAGATTTTGTGCTTCATCAACTATAACTACGCTATCCTTGAATGTTAGACCTCTGACATAATTGACAGGTAATGCTTTGACTACAGATTGTTCAAATAGTGTATTCATCGCGCTAGAGCTAATTAACTCTTGTAACTTCTCTTGCAAGGGTAAAGTCCATGGAAGGAATTTATCATCAACTTCACCAGGTAAAGCTCCCATGCTCTTGCTAGCAGACTCGATTATACTTCTTATATACACTACCTCATCAACTCTATGTGACTTTAGCATGTTCAATGCGACTAATGCAGCACAATATGTCTTGGCTGTACCTGCCGGGCCGTCAACAAATGCTATCTTTGTGTTGTGACTATAACATAGCTCAGTAAATGATTCGTGAGTCGGAGTTAGCTTGTACTTCGTATTTATCTTGAATGTTCTGTCAAACTCATTACTTGATACGACTTGTGGTAGCTCTTCAATTTCTCTATCCTTACGATTTTTATTTGATGCGGATCTCTTGTAATTCGAAGTCTTTTTTCTTGTCATTTAAAATTACTTATTGCAACCGACTGATTTAGCCATTATAATTAAATATTATGACTATCGGAAAAATTGGATTAGGTATCGTTACTTGTGACAGGCCGGATTTTTATACGAAGTGTGTGGAGTCTATCAACGATACACACAAGGATATTATCGATGAAATTGTTGTTGTTAACGATAGTAAGAGGAGAGTGACGATACCGGCACTTGAGTGTCATGTCATAAACAATAAGAAAAACTTGGGTGTAGGCAAATCCAAGAACAAGCTATTGAAGTATTTGATGGACAAGAAGTGTGAGCATATATTTCTTGTGGAGGATGATATAATATTCAATAGCAATCAGGTAGTCAAGCAGTATATCGAGTTGTCTCAAAGGAGTGGTGTTAAGCACTTGAACTTCTGCTTACACGGAGAGGACAACAAGTTGAATGGTGTACCACAACCTAAATTGATCGTAGATTACGGGGATATCAAGATGAGTCTTTACCATAATGTATACGGAGCTTTGAGTTACTATCACAACAGTGTCATAAAAGATATAGGTTTGATGGATAAGAGATATTTTAATGCCATGGAGCACGTTGACCACACAATGGAGACTATCAAGGCAGGATACCATCCTCCATTTCGATGGTTTGCAGATATTCACAATAGTGATGTTTTGTTATCTGAACAAGATCATGGACATAGTGACAGTAAAATACGAAGTGAAAGTGACTGGATGAAGAACTTTCAAACGGCAGTTGCGTTGTTTTACGACAAGCATAATATCAACGTGTGTGATCCTAATCAAGAGACAGCTAGTAAAGATGATGCTGTCAATTTCTTAAAGTGTATTAAGCCATGAAGATTGTAATAGGTACAAATACATTTGGTAAATACCATCGTCAAGACGTCGCGGTTGAGTCGTGGAAGCATTTAGGTGATGTCAATCTAATCAACGTACAGTTTGAGGACGAGAGGGATAGTTTTAACGCTCAATACGATATGGAGCATGTGTTTGCTCTCACTCGCAGTAGTATAGATACTGTTGATAAATCAACAAAGAAATTACCGTTTATTAACGATATATTAGATGTATTGTCTCGACAAGAATGTGACTATTTTATATATACCAACAATGATGTAATCATCAATAAAAATCTCATCAAATATATATCCGAAAACAAACCAGCGTGTATGAGCTGTTCAAGATTAGATATACACGATATTGATTCATTTGATAATATACTAGATAAAAAAATAACTCCTGTTAGATATGAGATCGCTGGTTTTGATACATTCATATTTTCTAAGGACTGGTATGAGCTTCACAAGGATCTTTTTAGAGATTATCTAGTCGGGCAACCTCACTGGGATCAAGTATACGCGGGTTTGATGAAGATGCATGGTGGGGATTTGTTTGGTAATAATTTTCCACCTTATTGTTTTCATATACATCATGAACCTACATGGCAAAACATTCAATGTGTTGAGAGAAATTTCAATTCAACTCAGTTATCATCTAACAGAATGGATAATCTGGCTGAACGTCTGTTTAATCGGTATTTGAGTGATGTACTAATCAAGAGATTACCTTATGGTTCGTTTATGAATCCTGTGATTAATGAAAAGTTGATGGAGCGTAATTTCTGGAGAATTTTTTTATGAATGTTGTAACTATTATGAATTATGATAAAGAGCCATACATTAAGATGTGTAAGGTTTTTATTAGAGAATTTAAAAGACATAATGAGGATGTTAATCTTCATATATTGTATGAGAGTGATATAGATAATTCTATTGTTGAATATTCTAAGAAGTTTAATAATATTAATTTTCACCAACGAGAATCATATAAGAATAGTTGGATGGATCATCATAATGTTAATTTTAAATTGTATAATTTATGTAAGATAAGGGAACCTTTTATATTTCTGGATTCAGATATATTTTGTTTGTCTAGTTTAGATCATATATGGAACAAGAGAAATGATAAGCCATTTATTGGCATTGACCATCAGTTAGTACCGGGTCATACAGATCAATTTAATTTCAAATTTCTTAATAGTGGTGTTCAGATCGTAGGTGATCCTGAATGGTATCAATTTGATAAGTTTAGAGATGCTTACGAGAATGTCAAAGGAAAACTCAAATGCCCGGGATTTGATCAAGCTCATATATTTACACATTGTAAATTAGTTGATTATGATTATACACACCCTGAAATAGGATATGAATGGAATTCGTATGCTAAATATGGTGAGGTTACAAGGGATAAAGATACATGGAAATGCGTGTATAATGGACCTGCTAGAAAAGGTGAGAGGAAATCATACAAGGTTCATCTCAATCATTACTGGTGGAATCAAAAACCTTGGACTTTAAACTGCCCTATATTTAATAGCATAAATAAGTAATAGTATGAACAACAATAACGAGTATATATTTGAACAATTCTCCACATTACCTCTTGTTAGTAGTATTAACAAAATAGTAAAAGAAATTAAAGAACCAATGGAAGGTAATTGTCTCTATCAACATCACAGTAATTTTAAATTTCATCGAGATAATAAGGAGGCTCTCAGACAAAACATACATACATTATGTAAACAATCAAAGAGTATACTAGAGATTGGTTTTAATGCTGGTCACTCAGCTGCTCTTTACACATATGCTAATCCTGAAATAATAATAAGATCATTTGATTTATGTTCACACAAATACTCAAAACCTTGTGGTGAGTTATTAGCTAGAACACTATCAGACTTTAAACTCATTCCAGGTGATAGTCGAGAAACATTAAGAGATTATAATGAAGCACCGGCATTCGACTTGATACATATTGACGGAGGTCACGGATACAGTGCAGCTAAAAGCGATTTGTATGAATGTAAGAAGTTCTCAACAAAAGAAACAATATTGATATTTGATGATGCTTACCATACTTTTGTAGAAAAGCTACTAACTGAAGAAACTTCATCCTCCAATCACACCGGGATGATAAGAGAGGTTAATTATACTGACTATAACTTAATACCCACAAAGTGGCATCGAGTATTTAAGTATGAATAAAAAGGTTTGACTTTACATGTAAAATATCGTATAATATATGTATGATAGTTGATATTAAAAGTTACGACGGCAATTTATTACATAACCGTTTCGCATATACATTTTTCAAGAAGAGAACATTACCAATTGGTAACATTATCACATTTCGTGGACCTATGCTTGTTGAAGCGGATGGGATGATCGACCATGAGGATGTTCTTAACAATGATTATATCTATAGTGATGATGCAGTTAATTTTCTCTGGGAGATACCTGACCTAGACACATTCGGAGCAGTAGCATGGCAGAGGTTATTTAACACTGGTATTGCTAATGTGTTACAAAACTTGATCAAAGCTCCTATTGAAGTGGATGGAGATGATCTAATCGTACATAAAGAATTTACAAGTGGTGGTATCATACAAACCAAAGGTAAGTGTAGCGTTAGTATCACACACAACAAGAGTGGTGCTGCACTAGGTCATACCGGAATTAACATTCGTGCTGGTGATAGAGCTCCTAGTTTTGCTTATAGTACTAACTTAACTGATGATCAAGTTAAGATTTTTCAAGATACCGTGGTTGAGATGTTTTATGCAATGAATGATGATATGTTCCTTGCTACGACTAAGATCATCAGCAAGTAGTGACCATCTTTGATATTCTTAATGATATACTCTTCACCAAGAAGGGTAATCTATTAAAGAATGTAGATGAAGAAAGTTCTTTCAATAACTATATGGTTAATAGGTGGATCAGCATGCACAGCCCGTCATTAGCTATTGTTATCAACAACACAAGCAATTGGCTGTGGAGTGTGTTTGAAACCAAACAAGACTACTACAAGTTTATCAACACAATAATTCCTCGTGTGTCTAGAAAGAGGATACACTATATCAAGAAGACCAAACCGGAAGACAAACCAAAAGAGTTAGAGAACGTTGAATTACTCGCAAAGAGACTTGAACTTTCCCAAAGGGAGATTAAATCTTATTATGAGTACAGCAGCCAACACAGCACAACTTCAACACGCCCAGACACAACTTAGAGACAAAGTCAAAGGCACTATTCAACTCGACAATTACGTGACGAGTGAAAATTTTGATCTATTCGGGTACGAACTTTCTAGTGTTCTAGATGATATTATTTTAGTTAAATTTCTAGACTGCAATGACGACGGATCAGAATTGCTTAAGAATGGTGTTTGGGTACCAATTAATGCCACCACATTCACATGGAGGATTGGTGAAGTTATTCTAGCAGGGCCAAATTGTGAGTATGTCAAACCCGGGAGTGTGGTTTGCTTCCCCAACGACAAAGGCATTCAAGTAGGTAATTTAGAAATTGATGGTCATGGTAAGCTTAAAAATAGCTGCTTCTTGAACGAAGCTAGAATATTTGGTATTTGCAAGACAAAGGAAACAGATAGTGAATGAAGGTAGGTATATCAACGCTACGTGTGTTGCTTGAGAATAACGTACTCGAAATAAAGTTCAAGCGAAGAAGACCAAAAGCTGGAGCACCAGCCACGCGTAGAATGTTATGTACCAACAATCCTGTTGTTTTACAGAGCAGCACAGGCAGACAAACTCTACACTATAAAACAGCAACTGGTACTCCCAAGTACAGTCCTACAGCAAAAAATTTAGTTATAGCATGGGACATATTCAAACAAGACTACAGGGCTATAAGCGGAGACAATATAGAAGTGATAAACACTATACCTATCAGTGGTGATGGTAAGGAGTTTTGGCAATATTTTGCAGACACAATACATCCAATGACACCTCAACAGAAAGCGAGTTTTTTCAATGTCTGATCTTGTTCAAAAAAAGATGAAGTTGCTGGAACCAATGTTACAAAAGAATGTGATATTCAACATAGGTACCAAAACCATAAGAAGAGGTAGATTGCTGTTGTTCAATATAGATGATTATTATATCAAGTTTACTATCAAAACAAACAAGGATGTGATCAAAACATATGACGCCCCGTATCCGTACGATATAATAGAAGGTGACAACTCTGTTAAATTGTCATATAAACTAGAAGACTTTTGCAGAGGTAACACTAAAAAAGAAGAATTGCTCCGAGAGCAGATACCAATTGGCAATAATAAACTATATGATACAAAGCTGATAATTACAAATATTGACCCGTTAGTCAATAAGTAATTACATGGCGCATATAGAACCCGTATTTTCACACATCCCTCCAGTTACTGGTGATGTAAACTACTCACCACTAGGTGGCAAAATTGGCTTGGAAGCTGAAGACGTTGCTAATATCAAGGCTGTCGCTAGCGCAGAAGCAACCGCAGCTATTGAGGCTGGTTACGGTGAAGTTGGTGACGGAGAGGTTTTAGACCATGTACGTAAAAGAAATCTTGGGTATTAGTACCCAATAAGATTTAAACACAAAAAGTCCCCAAAACGTCTATCATTCGATAGTTATATAATAATATAGCGATACCTACCGCTATCAATGTCTTGCAAGTAATGGGTAAGGACAAGGTGAGTAATTTTATCCGGCTGATTTGGTACATACACAATGCACCTATGAACTAACATAGATTACATTGAGTATGGTAATAATATCCGTATTGATATGTTTTACACAAAAGACGCACTCTTCGAGATATCAATTTTATGGAGAATCCTGACCTAATAAACTCCGGTTATAAATAACCACTAATATATGCCGACAATAGTCGCAGTTCGGTGCTATGCGGATTTTAAGCCGCCGTTTTTCACCTGCCGTCTAACAGTTGTGTTTAATTTAGCTACGTTCGTTCTAGCAGTTCTCTCTGCCAAGTTGAATCCTATCTCTTGAGCTAACCACTGCTCACACTCGTGTACCGAAAATGCCGATAGGCAGCACTGTAGCGTTGTTTCACACTTTTGTACCATATATTATAATATAGTATGATAATGAGAAGTCAACTGATAAATAATATTATGAACAAAGATGACATGTTATTATTTGAAGCCTATGAGTTAAGTAAAGCTGATAGAATATTAGAGAGTATATTGCCTGGGTATGGAGATTATATCATCACAGAAAAAGAATATAAACTCCCTAGTAATGTCATTACTAAAGATGAATTTGAGAGATCGTCCCAACACCCAGGGAATGCCCCGTGGGATAGCAAATCTACTAACACAATGAATTATAATGCTGACAATCCACTTGACGGTAAACCAACAATGACTAAACATCCAGAAGGTGTGGGTGTGTTTGACGGTCCGGAATCATTAATGGATAAACTTGATGCAATACTTGACAAAGTGATTGAGTATGGTGGTACATTACTCAAAGCAGCACCAGCTGCAATTGTCACAGGAATTTTAGCTAAACTATTGGGTAAGGGTATCAAATTTTTGCTTAGAAATCACGATCCAGAGGCTAGAGAAATCAAAAAACGTGATGAAAGAAACTTGAGAATCACACATGCAATGCAAAAAGGTGATCAGATGGGTGATGATGAGATGGGTCGTGAGATTGATAGAATAAGTGAAAAGCTTGATATCAAATATGGTCAAGGTGTTTCATGGTGGAAGGAAATGTTGTGGAGAGTTAGTGATTTCTTTGATGAAGGAGCAGGTAAATATATCGCTGGTCTGGGTGTTTTAGTGTTAGCGTTCGTTTAAGTCATGAGAGAACAACCATTCTATTTCGAGATCAAGGATATAATGACCCAATTTGTGGGTGCATTCAATAATATCATCATCAGTCGGCATAACAAGGATAGAGACGTTAGATCGAAGGTTCATGTGAGATATGTATATGCACCTAAACAACGTGTTGTACATGATTTAACTAACAAGGCCAAGCATTTAACCTTGCCTGTCGTTGCAGTCAATATTGGAAGTGTCAGTAGAGATGAAAGTAGAGTGTTTAACAAACTTGAAGGATCGTATTTCGCGAGTGAAGAAACTCACATAAGTGCAGAAAGAACTGAGAAATCTCAGACCACATACAACATGCCCCAGCCGGTTCCTGTTAACATAGAGGTTAACATGAGTATATTGGCTAGATATCAAACAGACGTTGAGCAAATAATAAGCAATTTCGTTCCTTACAATGATCCGTATATTGTGATATCATGGAAATTACCTGAAGGGTTTAGTAGCAAAGATCAGGAGATCAGATCAGAGGTACTATGGAATGGTAATTTGAGTATGAATTATCCGGATGAATTGAGTAGCACCACACCTTACAGACTAGCATGCGACACGTCGTTCACTATCAAGACATGGTTATTCAAGAAGCACAGAGCTCCTGTGCACAATATATTTCAGATCACAACTAACATGTCTCCTGTACCGGAAATTACAAGCGATTTTTCCTTCATCACACCTTACTACGATGAACTGACCGAAAGTTCGTACACATCTGGACTAGGTCCACCACTAACTGCTGCGCCTTTCATAACTCACATAGACACAGAGAGGTACGAGGAGAATGAAATATTAGGTTACAACATGTCATCAACAACAGGGGTGTACTTATCAAGTAATGATATAAACAGTTTGAGTGGTATGGAGATTGTACCATTCACTGATCCCTACCTATCATCAATATACCCATCCTTCTCAGGTGTGCCTATCAATTACAATATAGTCAACGACAATAAAATATACTTTGATCTCCCAGAGCTCCCTAAGAACGTGACTTATGACCTGATTGTGCAAAATATAGGCGGATATGATACAGCACTTAACTCTACACTTCATGGCAAAGGAATATTCCTATCATAAATAATTATAATGACCGAGTGTACAAATAACATAACCCTAAGTGATTTACCTACTTGCAGTAATATAGATAACCAAGGATATTTAATTGTACAGAATACTGATAGTACATGCAAGGTTAAGATTTCAGACTTAGTGTTAGGTGTCGAGAATGTAAGTTTCTATCCGGAACTACTCGATATTATATCTCAACTAGAAACATTAACAGCAATCGTACAATCCAAGTCAGCAGAATGGGATACATGCTACACAACAACCAACACAAACAGTGCTGCTTGGGGTCAGGTTGACAGCTTAGGTTTAGCTGAAGTTGGTAATATTGTTGAAACAACAAGTGCAGAATGGAGTGACACAACATCTTTAGTATTAGCGAAAAGCGCTCAATGGGACGCAGCTTATACGTATATGACTGATTACTCTGTAGAGTGGAACGATGGACTAGCTACAATAGCATTATATCCAGAGTACTCAACCACTATAGGAATAGTTCAAGAATTATCCGGTCAATGGAATACAGCTTACATGAACTGGCAGTAATTGAATATGAGAAATGTAAAGATCAAGTCCGGAGAGAATTGGAATTCATTATCCCTAGATTATGAGTTTGATGATAAAATAAAATTCAGTAACAAAGTAATAACTAGTGCAGATGGTATTTCTCTAAACCTAAGTGATACTCTATCAAATTGTGTGGATATATCTAATAATAATTACAGTACATTGATGATGAGTGACTTGTGTAGACTTGACGACTTAATTGACCTAGATGTCAATACAACCGATTACCCAGAACAATTCACTACCACACTTACATTCGATTCATCACCTGTCATAACAACCACTAGTAAATATTTAAAAATCCTACCTAGAGTTGATGATAGTGATGAGCGGGATTTAATATTCGGGGAAGATATCATTGACAATGTAGCGTATGATAGTTATTATTTTAATCAGACAGAGGATGACAATGATATTTATTTTAGTATAAATCTAATATCACATGATCAACTTACAATCAGTCATAACGATAATTACGCAAACGTTTATCTGACGCTCCGGAGCGACGGTACGTTTACATTTCGTGTTGGTACACTAGATGAACCGAGTTCTAGTCAAATATTCAAATATTTTATTAATAAAACCACCGGTAGTTTGATATTAATGACGGAGGTCGCCGGTGTGACATCGTATATAGGAACTAAGGCCGGGGAGTTAAGCTTATTGACTCCATCCATTGAGGACCCCAAGTATCCACCATCAAGTTTAATTTCAATATTCCCCTACAGTAAGACATCAAAGAGGATGAGTATAATTAACAGTTGGGTCAGTTATAAGACGACTGGAGATCTAAATAATTTAAATGTTAATGAGAGTAGAAGTTATAAGGATGTGTTTAATAATTTTATATTCAGTAACCAGTATAGTTGTATAACAGGATCAAACATGAATCTTGATATAATACAACTAAAGAATCAACTAACATCAGACTCAAACTCAACACGTAATAATCCATTTCCTAATTTTATTGACTGTGATCATCGAGAATATGACAGTATATTCACTGGTAGTAATCAGATCAAAGGGACTGATAACATGTACTTAGGTTATAATACATACACGACTGATATTACACTACCTACTGACAGCATAACCTACTTCCATACACCTCAAGTGATGTACCCTATAAGTAAGCTAAATGTTAACGATAGTGGTTTGATAGAATCCGGAGCAATTGGAGGTGATTCGCCTATAGTGTCTGATAAACTCTTCAAAAAGGCATCCAACTATAAATACAACTCTCCTCACGGAGCTCCTTCAGATGAGGAAACTGGTGTATGGTTGTGTACTTGGTTGAGGAGTAGTATAGAGTCTATATGGGATGGTGATGTTGAGTACGATAGAGATATACTTGTCAGCTACAACAACTCAGTATACAAATCATTGAAAAGAAACTCAAACTCTATACCCTCTAGTGATAGAACATCATGGGTTGAAGTACCAGAAGAAAAACCAGTATGGGTTGACAGGTATTATAATCCTGAGTATTATAGTACCCAGCAAGCATTAGAGGTACCAGATCAATATACATCATATGCATCTAAGTTTGAGTATATTGTATCAACTCTCAGTGCAGAGGAGATATACGTATTTGATAAGAAGAGTGATTTGGTGTTTGAGCCTGGGTGTCTTTACGCGTATTATAGGATAGGTGGTAGTGAGAATAATACTATAATAGATAGTTTGAGATCAACGTTAATTCATGAAGGTCAGTCACCTGCTTACAGAGATGACAGAACCATATACAATAACCCCAACAGGTCATTAACACTAGATGGTACTCTATATATAGAAACAGAGTCACTAAACAAGACTAACAACAGTGATTACACCATATCAGTTAATATAGGTTGTGATGACTGGACGAAACCATTTGGAGGTCAGATAGTAGGTAACTATACTAATCACGGAATCGGTATATTTAACACTATGTACACAACGCCCTTCATAATCATATCAAATGAATCCAGTACAGGTATATACAACACTAATCTCGAGTTAATTAAATCAATACCATTATCTGGGATCCAGGTAGTACATGGACCTGGGGCAGAGAATATACACATACTACATACAGTTAATGGAATATATAACATTGCTCAATACGATCATACTGGATTATTAGTAGAGAACACTCCACTACCGGATATTAACTCTACTATATCTCATATAAACATCGATGGAGATTATATGTATATACTCGATGTCACTAACTCAGTTTACAAGTATAATATTAACAATGAAGTACAGGACATATTGTATAAACCTATACCAGCTGGAGTTATAGGTGACGAGCAATTACTATCTACCAAAACATACATTGAGATATTTGATGAATATCAGTATAAAATAAACTGTGATCAATACACAATAGACGTAACCGGTAGTATATGGTATAAAAAAGCTGGCAATATTGTCAAGTATATGCCGTCTAATCAATTAGGATCGAACGCGACGTATAGCAATACAATCAACAATATAAGTGTATCTCTGATTGCAGAAGAGAGGACACGTGGATCTGATGGCAATAATATTATAATATTTGGGGACGGTATTAACACGTTATCTTTTATAGTAGGAGAGTGGAATGATCAGAATCCAGCTAATAAAGTTAGGATAATAAGTGGTGATGATAGTAAATCTCTTATTATATCAGACAACGAGCAGATAAGGTTGATAGGTGGAATTGATGCCGGATCTTCGACCACTAATATAGCGCTGTCATCCGTTGATTGTGACATTACTGGTATCAAATCTGATATAGATAATAATATATGGCTCCTGGCTAAAGATAATCAATCGTTGACGGTTTATAAAATCGATAGTAACAGAAACATACTGTATAAGAAATCACTACGTGATATTAACACTATCCTCAATGACATGGTTGTAGGTAATATCTACTTAGACTTAATTTCTGAATTTAAGGAAGGAGAGCATATTAACAATGTATTAATATTAAATCAAAATCCAACTGATATGACCAGTATAGAAGTCATAAAACTCGATTTGGATTGTAATTTTATAAGTAAAAACAACCAAACCATCCCACAATTAAGCACTACAGATATCAACACACTTCATAACATAACTAACTACGAGACTGTCAAGAGAATGTATAATGATACGATTGAGCGTAATCATATTATATTTAAATCACGATTACAAGGATATTTCGATACCGACAAGACATACACACAGGAAGTCAAGATCGATGTTTCAGGTCTTTCACCTGGCTACCATCATTTCGCGACAGCATTTGATGCTACAAAAGGTATTACTACGGTGTTTTGTGATGGTGAATTGAAGCAGGTTTTAAGATCCGACGACATATATACCGGCGCGGCATATAAATTTAGTAAGACAGTACACGATCCCTTGTTAGTAGGTACTGAACCATTCTTAAATAACATCACATTAAGCGACCACCTAAATATATCTAACTACTCTACTATATCAGGTGTAAATGTAGATCGGTTACGTGTATATAATAAATCACTAAATTTTCATAAAATCAGGGCACTTACTAGAGAAGATAAAGATATACAACCAATAACCTTGTCATTACCGACAGGTAAGAGATCTTATATCGACCAAGTTAAACAGATACATAAACACCGATCAGCCGGCCGCAAATCAAGTGATATTGATATATCTATTACCAATATAACCGTTTCCGGAGATGATATCAAGCAATTAATAAATCAAAAGATATTTAAAGAGATAACCGATACATTATCTCCAAACTCAACTATCAGAAACATCAACTGGGTATAATAAATGTCAGAACATGTAACACAAACGAGTAGCTTCAATCAATCACTATTAACAGCGATGGATGATAGGGGTATAGTACAAGACCGTCTCCCCGGGGATAAACTATTATTACCTAACGATATGTACGAAATTAAAGTATCAGTGAATGATTTTGTTACGGCAGAGACCATTAATTATAGTCTTTCTAAGCTATATGATAACTGGTTATATTTAATATCAAAATCCATAATACCTAGTAACAATATACCTAATAATGACTACTACACAAAAATAGCTATCGATACTCCTGGAAGTGGATTGAGATGGACGTCAAAGACTAATTTTCCTAGCTTATCGACAGTATCTAGCAATAATTCCCTGAATGGTATCAAGAATTTTACTAAAGTCATCAACACAGCAGATCCTAACAATTATAATATTATCGCGACAACAAATACTAACGTTATACTCCTGAGCGGTAGCAACTCACCGATCGATGATTCTAATATAGATATCATTGTTAATGAGTTCAACGGATCGTTATCCGATAGTAGTATAACACACCCATCTAATAATATAAATTTTAAGAGTATAATCGACCACACTCTCAATAAATCAAACGATCTATTCATACTAGACAACGAAATCAACTCATTATTCAAGTTTGATATTAGTGGTATATTGACTCTTGATACCGCCATCTTAAACAATGATACCCCCGGGCGATTGATGACAGGGTTAATAGGTGGCCCTGGTGATATATCTGATCGAACTAAATTCAATGATCCTGTATCGGTAGTAAGTGTAGATAATGCAGTTTATGTTTTAGATTACTCTAATACTGGCGTGATGGTTAAGATGTATGACTCAGAGTTGAACTGGAAGGAATCGTTTAGCTTAGGTCAGTATGTATCTTCTGGGCCGATTGATATCGCATATAATCATCAAGTTGATATGTTCTGTATATTATGTCATGAAAGTACATTCAACTCAACAACCGAGCCAACTGTGCCTAGGTTAATGATTTTCGATAAAACATTCAACTATATAAGTACAAATGACTTAATGGATGAGTCTAGACACAGCGTTGACATTAAATTAGAAACGTACAAGAAGATCAATTTCAGTGTAGAAAACCCAAACATCATGTACATATTAACATCAACCAATATATACAAGAAATATTTATCCAGTCCAGAGATGTTTATAGGTAACTTCTTACTAGATGAGAAGCCCATAGGACCTGGTTCTAATGCCGGTCAAGTTTTTGAAGATATAACAATACTACCAACAGTAATAACACATGGAGATGAATCTATTATTAAGGATGATATTATAATATATGAATCAACCTTTGAGGTCATACATAAATTTCTAGAAGATAGTAATTATCAACAAAGCCTAGAGACTAAGTTTGATGATAAAGTTTTGGGAAAAGAGAGCTTGATGATTAACCCTGATGAAAATGTAAATACATTTGTATACAACAAGACCCTATCAAAACATCTATACAATAATATTATACTACTTGAGAATACATCAAGAAAATTTGCTACAACATATGACGTTGCCGGTATATCACAGTATATAGGATTTAAATATCTGACTAAAACAGAATTATCGTCTCTAGAGTATCGCCCGGGCATGGATAACTTTATAGGTATTAATGAGATTGTAACAACACATACTGTTAATAGATGCTTAGAGCAGATATACAACCTACAGAAAGTCATACTGAATAATTGGCAAGAAAAACCTACAAATGTGTTCCCTTTAATCAACACACCAGTACACATAACAATATAACAGTATACTGAATATATATCTATAACAACCAACAATATAGATATATACGTGCCACCTTCTCGTGAAATAGGAGTATAATTATACCGTTGCTCTAATAAATAATTACAATGGCCGGTAACAGAAAATTTCACAATAAATTCCACTCTGCGAATCATCACACGCTTCCTAGTCCTCATATAATAGATAGCGGGTTAGATCCTATTGCTAGTCATGACTTTCCTTTCATTGGAGACTTCGTCCTTAATGGTACAGTTAGCTCTAGTAATAACTACGCTCTTAATAACGGTGGTATTAGAGCAGTAACACTCGACTCAGTCACTCACGGTTTATCTGCACCGGCAGGTTGGAATGTATTTAGAGATAGTACATACATTGATGGTGATGTCACAATCACGGGTAATCTCAGCGCATTAGGGCAGTTGACATATTTAAATACTCAGGTTCACGTTACTAGCGCGACTGAGATTGAAGTACAAGCTGATAATAGCAACGGTAAGACAGTAGGACTACTCGTAGATCAACACGGTAGTAATGACGTTGTACATATCAAAAATGACGGTCAATCGACATTACTGATAACCGGGTCAGCTGCTAATGATGAAGAGCGTGGAGGTTGGTTAGGTATTAATCTTGCTTCTCTATCTGCTCGTGATATAACACGACCTAATCAAAGAATGACTATAGTCGGTAGTGTATCTGTAGTGCCTGATCCAATAGAAGTAGCAGATCAACTAAGTCAAAAGGACCCGGGAACAACTGGCTCACTCTATATAGAAGGTGGACTACATGTTAATGATGCTACATATCTCGATCAAGTCACGATAGATACGACTGACGGTAAGTTTCTAGTTAGTGGTAATAATAATGACGGTAGTGCTAATATATTTGAAGTAGAAGTACCGACACATTTAGATAGAACCCATATTGATACAAGTGACGGTGTATTTACGGTCAGTGGTAGCACATCAATGGATGTTGACGTACCGAGTGATTTTTCAGGTCATGCAGATTTAGATTCAGTTCATATTGATGTAACAAAAGGAAACTTTGTGGTTAGCGGAAGCAACAACAAAATGTACATCAACACAGCAGGTGGATTAGATGTAAATACATACACTCAACTTGACAAGACGGAGATCAATACAAGTGACGGTAACTTTAATGTTATTGGTCCGAATACGATAACTTTTAATAACTCTGGAGGTCTAGATGTACAGCATCACACTAGATTAGATCAAGTAACTATTGATACTACTGATGGTGTATTGTTAGTTAGTGGAACCGGTACACCAGGGCAGGAAAACAAAGTTGATATTGATGTACCTATCGAACTCGACCGGACAACAATTGATACGTCTGATGGTGATCTTATTATTACTGGATCAGAAACAGTTTTAATTGACGCAACATCAGGTGTTTACATTGATTCACATACAAGATTAGACCAAGTAACGATTGACACGACTGATGGTAAGTTGTTAGTTAGTGGTATAGGGGTGCCAGGATTTGAGAATCCAGTCGATATTGATGTACCTGTCCATATGGATAGAGTAACAATTGACACGACAGATGGTAAGTTGTTAGTTACCGGAAACGGGATTGCTGGATTTGAAAACATAGTAGATATTGATGTACCTATTGAACTTGATAGGACTAACATAGACACCACAGATGGTGACTTAACTATCACTGGTGACAATGCTGTTATAATCGACTCACTCTCCGGAGTAGATATCGATACTCATACTAGAGTAGATCAACTCACAGTCGATACATCTGATGGTGAGATGTTAATTGAAGGTAGTAATATACTAGATGTTGATGTAGATGCCTCTTTCCTTGATAATACTATCTCGGCTAGAAATGTAATAATAGACACCCTACCTGGTACTGGAAATTTATTGATCCGTGGAGGTGGTAGAGTTGATGTTAATACTGAAACATATTTTGATAATCCAGTTGAGCTAGACAGGGTAACTATTGACACGACTGACGGTGAGTTTATAATAACGAACCCTTCTACAGGATTCTTTAATAGAAATAAGATGAGAGTAGAGGTACCACTGCTAGTGGAATCACTAACAGCTACTTCAGATTTATCACCTATATTAATAACTGGTAGCAACAATACGATATTCGATACAGAGGTGATTTTTAATCAACCAGTAACAATTAATAATCTTCTAGATATTCCAGGTGATATAACTGCTGGTAATATATCAATTTCCGGTACAGCGCTTCTGAGCCGCACCGAGATTGATACCAGTACAGGTACATTTGTAGTTACAGGTAGCAACTCGACCTCAATTAGAACAGATGCTGAATTCACACAGAATGTCCATATATTAGGAGATTTAAGAGTTGATGGTAATGCATATTTGAGTGCCGGTAGTGGTGGTAATATTAATATCGGTGATTCAGATAACGATAATATAATCTTTCATGCTGATGTTAACAGTAATGTACTACCCAACATAACTGATACGTACTCTCTAGGATCAACTAGTAAGAGATGGATGAGTGTTCATAGTTTATCCTGTTTGGTAGATTACTTAGCTGTTACACAGAACTTCGCATTAGAGGGTGACTTAGATGTAAACGGTACTACGACTTTAGATGAAGTAGTGATCGATACGACTGATGGAGAGTTTGTTGTAAGCGGATATAATAGATCACATATACACACCAACTTATCAACATACGATGGTATTTCTGCTTCTGGTGGACCGTGGAGGTTTGGTGACTTTGATGAGATAAAATACGCATCACCTGGTTATGTAAATTATGAAGGTATAGACAACTGGGATACAGGCGCTGTATTAAACCATCCATTTAGAGTAGATACACGCTCACTTTTTCAACAAGGATTAACAGCGTTCGGACCGGTACAAGTCGGAGAGCTTCCAGCTGGTGTCACAGATGAACTAACAGAACCTACATTTGAGGTACTAGGAAACATGCACCTAAGAGGTGGTAATCTGAAAATCACTAGTGATATCAGACATTTAGAGGACGAGGATACGTTAATTAGATTCTCACCGGATAAGATAGAACTTCGAGCCGGTGATGCACCTTTGTTAACTTTGGAGGAGAAGCCTGACTCTGTAGGAAACAATGCAGTACATATTGGTGCCACTGACCAGCCAGCGGACTTAACATTATATAAAGATTTAAGCGGCGAACAACCTGGTATTTTATATGACAGTACTGATGGTAGTGTTGAGATACACGGAAATGTTGGCATATTTGGAGCTAATGAATCATCGGAAATTATCGGGGATGGAATTGATGTTCACGGTAGCGTTAGGGTAACAGAGACGTTATCAGCAAGGAATTTAATAGTTGATTATATAACTGTACAGGAAAGTTCATATGGTAATATAGGTGGTCAAATAGGTGGTGCAGCAGAAATGAGCACATTGTCTGGTACTGCAGTATTTGGACATGTGACAACAGAGTGGGTGAATGGAGAAACACAGTCCTTTACTGGTACTGACATTGGTATCGAATTTGATCTCGAGAACGATGACCAAGGAGACATACAAAAATTATACTCATTCACATTTGAAGCAGTGTCGGCAGACGAGTTGAGAGGTGTTAAGGTAGGTGACACTCAATCAACAACATATCAATTTGTAGCCAAATGGGATCAATATTACACTCAAGCCTTTGTAAATGAGGTCGAGTATGGTATAATTCATACATCTGAACAGCCCTTTGTAGACGTCAAGTCTGTGGTATTATCCGCTCACGACGTACCAACAAACGAGAGAATTGTTAAGATAGTACTACAACCATCTGCTGACATTAAGTTTTGGGCTCATAATATATTAGTTCAAGATAAACCGCAGAGATTAGATACAGTAACTACAGCTGATTTTGACGTCAATGGAGGTTTGACTATTAACGGTCATACTTCTGCGGATGGTGACATCGTAGCTACTGGTGATGTGTATGTGAGTGGTGGATCTATTTTTGATAAAGATGTACACATAAGAGGTGATTTAAGAGTAGATGGTAATGCATATCTTAGTGCTGGGGCTAGTGGTATAATCAATGTAGGTGATAACGCTAATGACGGTGTAGTATTCAATGCAGATATTCACAGCTCATTCATTCCAGACGAGCATCAATTACATGATCTCGGAACAACCGGTGCAGAGTGGAAGAAGTTACATGTCAAGGATATATCAGCATCAAATAGCATTAATTGGAATGGTGGTAACTCTTTACAATCAAATAGTGTTTATTCGAGTGTTTGTGCTACTAGTGCGGAATGGGATTCAGTTTACTCGAGTGTGCGTACTACAAGTGCTAACTGGGACAACGTTTACACAGATGTTTCTGAAACGAGTGCTAACTGGGACAGTGTTTACACAGACGTTTCTGAAACGAGTGCGGAATGGGATTCAGTTTACTCGAGTGTATGTGCTACGAGCAGTGAATGGGATTCAGTTTACTCGAGCGTTTGTGCTACGAGCAGTGAATGGGATTCAGTTTACTCAAGCGTTCTATCAACGAGCGCTGAATGGGATAGCGTTTATACAGATGTTTCTGAAACGAGTGCGGAATGGGATAGCGTTTATACAGACGTATCCAATACTAGCGCTGAGTGGGATAGTGTTTATACAGACGTATCTGAAACAAGCGGAGATTGGAATAGCGTTTATACAGACGTATCTAATACTAGTGCTGAATGGAATTCAGTTTATTCAAGCGTTTGTGCCACAAGTAGTGAGTGGGATAGCGTTTATACAGATGTTTCTGAAACGAGTGCGGAATGGGATAGCGTTTATACAGACGTATCCAATACTAGCGCTGAATGGGATGGGGCGTATAGTTTCGTTAGTAGTGACAGTGCTACCAACAATACCGATTACAATCAAACACACTTTGTTAACGCTAGTGGTGACACGATTGTAGGAAGCTTATATATTACTGGAGACCTTAGAGTTGATGGCAATACATATCTAAGTGGTGGTACTGGTGGTGTTATTAATGTGGGAGACGACGCAGCTGATATCGTATCATTTAATGCGGATATCGGATCAAGTTTAACACCTGATATGCATGGTACATTCGATCTCGGATCAGCAACACAAGCCTGGAGAGACATACACACAACTGGGGATATAGTGTGGAACGGTGGTAGTTCGATCAATAGCAATAGTGTATATAGCTTTATCAATACAACCAGTGGAGACGAGGGGTATGCAACGTTATCTGCGTATAAGGATAATAGATATGTATTGAGACATGATCAGGTACCTGATTTAGCTATCACGAATGTATATCGTGTTTCTAATAGCTCGTTAGTAGGTACTCTGCAATCCAATATACATCGTGGAGATATTGTACTGGTTAACGACACCGAGGATAATATAATAGCAATCGCGGATCATCCTACAGGAGATTATAACTCTGATACTCATGAATATTTCGGGTATGAGAAGCTTTTTGCTCCAGGTAATATGGTTAGGTTTATCAATGGTAAGCAAGGACCTAGTGTAACGTTCACAACAGATGATTTTGATTTCTCTGCATCAACGAATAAGTTCGTGTTGCAGAGTGATATAGATACATGGAACAGTAACTATAATAGCGTAAATACAACGAGTGCTGAGTGGGATAGTGTTTATTCGAGTGTTGAGGCAGCAAGTGCTGGTTGGAACAACACACAATCCACTGTAGAACAATTGAGCGCAGCTTGGGAAGAGAGTGCTGACATTCAATTAGTAGCAGATGATGTTGCTGTGATGGGATCAGTGAGCGGAGATTGGAACCTAATACAATCCACTGTAGAACAATTAAGTGCTGAGTGGGAAGAGAGTGCTGACATTCAATTAGTAGCAGATGATGTTGCTGTGATGGGATCAGTGAGCGGTGATTGGAATAGTGTTTATACAGACGTATCTGAAACAAGCGGTGATTGGAATTCGGTTTATACAGACGTATCTGAAACAAGCGGAGATTGGAATAGTGTTTATACAGACGTATCTGAAACAAGCGGTGATTGGAATTCGGTTTATACTGACGTATCTGAAACAAGCGGTGATTGGGACAGTGTCCATTCAAGTGTATTATCTACAAGCGGAGACTGGAATTCAGTTTATACTGACGTATCTGAGACAAGCGGTGAGTGGAATTCAGTTTATTCGAGCGTCCTAACCACAAGTGGAGATTGGAACTCAGTACATGCAAGCGTTCTAGCTACAAGTGGAGATTGGAACTCAGTACATGCAAGTGTTTTGACGACAAGTGCTAATTGGGATAGTGTCCATGCAAGTGTTTTATCTACGAGTGCTAATTGGAATTCAGTTTACACAGACGTTTCTGAAACAAGCGGAGATTGGAATAGTGTTTATACAGACGTATCTGAAACAAGCGGTGATTGGGATTCAGTTTACTCAAGTGTACTTACGACAAGCGCTGATTGGAATTCAGTATACACAGACGTTTCTGAAACTAGCGCGGAATGGAATTCAGTATACACAGACGTTTCCGAGACGAGCGGAGATTGGAATTCAGTATACACAGACGTTTCCGAGACGAGCGGAGATTGGAATTCAGTATACACAGACGTTTCCGAGACGAGCGGAGATTGGAATAGTGCTTACACAGACGTTTCTGAAACTAGCGCGGAATGGAATTCGGTATACACAGACGTTTCTGAGACAAGTGGTGAGTGGGATTCAGTTTACTCGAGCGTTTGTGCTACTAGTGCTGAATGGGATAGTGTTTACAGTTATATTAATGTGGCTAGTGGTGATTACGGTATAGCGACTTTAGGATCTGATGGTAAGTTAGATGAAGCCTTGGTACCTAATCTTAGTATATCGGATGTATATGTAGTGACGTATGCATCTCAGGTTGAAGCTTTATGTAATGGGTCACTACAAGGTGATGTTAATATCGAGCGAGGAGATGTTATTATAGTAACAACTGATGAACACAGTCTAATATCACTTGTTGATAATCCAGGAGGTGTATATAATACAGGCTTCGATACATTCACAGGCTTTACAAAACTAGCAACAGCTACTGATTTTATAAAGACCATTAATGGTAAGCAGGGTTATAACGTAACTCTTAATCCAGACGATCTTGATGATTATCAAACCGCACATAAATTCACCACTCAAGAGCAGAAGGATAATTGGGATAGTACTTACAATAGTGTTTGTGCTACAAGTGCTGAATGGGATAGCGTTTATACAGACGTATCTGAAACTAGTGCTGAGTGGGATGGTGCATATAGCTTTACAAGTAGTGATAGTGCTACTAACAATACAGACTACAATCAAACACACTTTGTTAATGCTAGTGGTGACACGATCACTGGACTTCTTTCAGTAACTGGGTTAACAGATGTCAGAACATTAAGTGCTATTGATATTGGTGTGAGTGATAGTGTGAGTGTTTCTGGTAACGTACATATCCTGGGAGACTTGACAGTTGATGGTAACGCTTATTTGAGTGCAGGAGCGAGTGGTAGTATCAATGTAGGAGATTCAGCTGATGATAATGTAATATTTAATGCTGATATCAGTAGTGATTTACTTCCAGACATAACCAACACATACAACCTAGGATCTACATTACAGGAATGGAGTACTATTCATGTAGTATCTGCTTATGTGTTAGAACAAGAAATATATAATTTAAATGTAACAGGCACGACTAATCTATCTGGTAAATCGGATCAAGGGCCAGGTGTAATAATAACAGGTAATCCGACTGGGATATTTGATGAAAACGAACCGGGGTTTTTATATCGTAATGGAGATTATATGCTACCAGATGTTGATATCACTGGTGATGTAGTATTACATGGCAGTCTATCAGCTGACAATGCACATATATACTCATTAACGGCGAGTAACTTCATGGCAGAGTATCAGCGATTGGTAATCAATGATGGAGACTTAGAGCTTTGGAACGGTAATGTACGTCAACGTGGTGGAAATATATTAATCGAGAGTGATATAGGTCATATAGATGATGAGAATACATACATAAGATTTCAACAAGATCAAATAAAAATTGTTGCTCATGATTTGAACATGATTCAATTCAATGAATATCCTGTTGATGATGATATTATTATCATCGGTGATAGTGCGGATGCTGTAGACGTCAGGATACAAAATCCAACAGATTTAAATACGTTATTTATCAACGGTGATAACGCATACATCGGTATAGGTACAGACACGCCGGAATGTAAATTACATGTAATTGGTGGTATCAAGATTGAAGCAACCGACTACACTAAACCTGGACTTGATGTTTCCGAAACCGGTGCACTCTTATTACCTGTAGGTGATACATACGCTCGGTATGATGCTCCTGGATCAATTAGATGGAACAGTGAACTAGAACGATATGAAGGTTGGTGGCAAGACAAAGATGACACAGGTTACGGGTACTGGGTTAGCTTGAGTGATCTACAGGATGCGGATGGAGATTCTGGAGTATTAGTCAATCACGGTGGTGAAGACATAGACATGGTCACAATATTCACTGCTGGTTGTACTGCGATGACCGTTTATCCTGATCAAACAGTCGCGTTCGCTGGTGATATACAGTTTGATAATATAACGGTTTATGATAGTGATAGTGTGACAGGTCCATTATCAGCCACTAGTGAATTCATATATCTAAAGGTTAACGGTAAGGACCGAGCTATTAGATTATGGGAAACACCTGCTGATACTCGTGAAGATCTAGTAACACTACATGGTGAGAATATAACCGAATTAGGCGATGATTGTGGTCTTGGATTACTCGGAAATATACCAATGCAAACAATAAGTGCCCAAAACGTTCTAACTTCCCCACCAACACAATAAATATATACACATATGGCTAAGAACTTTACAGATTTTCAAGAAATGGTCGGATCCTTCATCCCATCCGGAGCGACACACCTAACTGGACTCACAACAACCGATACGACTACAGGAATGCATCTTGTTGGATATGAAAATGTTGAACCTCACGGCGAACGGCGGTTTACAGTTGAGAGTGTGTTATTAGCTGCTAGTGCCTATCACGTTGGTTTAGAGAATGTAGAGAATATATCTACAGCCGACTTGCTCAATGACACTACACTAACTGGAAATACATCCGCAGATAACCTGATGATCCTCGGTAACTTAATTGTTGAGGGTGACACAGTACAGTTAAATACAGAAAGTTTTGCTACTAGCGCTTTTGAAGTAGAGAACAGTGGAACTACAATTGCCTTCTTAGTACGACAAACCGGTACTCAGCCAATAGCTAGATTTTTAGATGACCAAGACTTAGTGCTTGATGTCGCAGATGGTGGTTGGGTTGGAATTGGTGTTGAAGGTCAACAAAATGTACCATTGACCATAGCTGGTAATGTTAGCGCTACTGGTGAGATTTATGTCGGTGGTGAGGTTGACGGAAGGCATGTATATGAAGACGGATTGAAACTTGATGATATACAGAACCATGCCGATGTTACATCATATATGTTAAGTTCAGTTAGTACTAGACTGACAGAGTTGTCTTTAGAGCCAGAGTATCAAGGTATAACAGTAGCGAAAGGCTTTGATCTATTAGAGGACGGTGACAACTTCAAGAAAGTACCAACTTTATCAAGCTCTGATATCACCTTCAGCAAGGAAAAGATTGTCAGTATAGAAGACAATGCAGACGTTACAGGAGACCACAGTCAAGACATAACTTATAACTTAGTACCAGACGGTCCTTGGACCGGTGATATAGATACCACATTCGTAAAAATAACTAGTGCTGAGAAGATTAGACTAACAACAGTACGTGGTGTATCCGCCGGTGCAGGAGCTTTGTATAATGGTGATGGAGGTCAAGCGGATATAGGACCTAATGATATAGTACAATCTTATCATCAGGAATATCCTGATTTTTGGAGTACAGCAAACGAGATTGAGTACAGAACAACAGTTGTTCCTCAAGCAAGCGCAGCTGTTAAGAATATCGGAGGTACTGATGAAGGATTAGCAGACGGACATGCAAATTTAAGCCATGTAACTGTTACAGACTCTTTAACGGCAGAAGACTTTACCGCCACCGGTGATGTCAAACTAGGATCAACAGTGAGTGTTGTGAGTGGAGGAGAATGGGTACAAGGACTGACCCAGGATTTTGATATTGGTGGTACGGTTTTAAGATTTATAGACGGGATATTAGTTGATAGTTGGGACAATACATGACCCAACTAAGTAGCTAGTATTGCCGTTATGTGGAAAGTGAAGCATAATGAGCGATAGAGAACCAGTATTAAAAAATTGTTTTAAAATAAAGCAAGGCCTGTGTGTAACGGGTGATGCAGCTGTATATGGTGCCGCATGGATTAGTTCGGACTTATCACTAGGCGCTAACCTGTACTTTGAGGATCCGAATGCTTTGCTGGAGGTACCTAGTGTAAATACAGTCGACTTATCAGCCTCTAAGATATATAGTAGTCGCGAAGAGTTAATTTCTGTACCCTTCGCACCAGACTATTTATACACACATCCAATTTCTGTAATTGATCGAATTGTTTTTGAGCGTGCAGTATTCATGGATAATGATATGTATGTTAGTGGTGAGTCAGTCTTCGCTAACACTATTGATGCATTATCTGGAGTGACATTACATAGTGAATTGAGCGTTGGGGGATCTTCGACGTTTACTAGCTCTGCTAGGTTTATCGATGATGTGTTAATGGAGAGTGATTTAGATGTAAGCGGTCATCTCTCTATCGCTGGCGGAATGACATTAAGTGGAGGATTGACAGTATTTGGTCCTATATCAGCAGTAAATGATTTATATGTAGATGGTAATGTGTGGTTTAAGGGTGATAATAACACAACTCTGTATATAGGCTCCGACGACTTAGATAATGTTGTGTTCGTCTCAGATGTAAGTAGTAACATACTCCCTGATAGTAACGATACATACGATCTAGGAAAGCCAGAGAGTGAGTGGCGATCACTCTATGTAGATGACATTAACGCAACTGGAGTGATCAATGCTATAGGCTGGTCACCAAAAGATGCTAATGCAGTGTCTTGGATAGACGCTAGTGATTTAAGCACTGTAGAGTATACAGTTAATACCTCCTGTATCTCTAGTGTAACAGACAGGATCGATCCTAATAGAAAATTGACTAACACCACAACATCCAGCCAACCAATGTCAAGTGTTATTAGTAATCGACACGCTATGGCGTTTGATGGTATTGATGATAACATGTATTATACTGATAGTCCGCTAGGATCAGTTGCGGTTAGTTCTAGCTTTGTAAATATTTTCATATTATACAGAATAGAAGACACATCAATCAACGGTGTGTTGTTTCAGAACAGCCAAAGACAAGGAGGAACAGCATTCCAGGCTCATGCCCCATGGGGAAGCGGAACATGTCTTTTTGACGCCGGTGGATCTTCCGGACATAACAGAGTAAAAAAGACAGATTGGGCAGAGAATGGTGAGGTCATGCTTGCTGGGTTTAGATCTGCCCGGGGTGGTCAAGCCAATCTACAGGAGATATGGAAGAATGGTGAATTGGTCGCCGGTGATAATTCCGGAGTGGATATTGCGTCAGGTGAATTTTTTAGTATAGGCGGAGTAGAGGGACCTCTAACAGATCAGTTTGCAACAATAGGTGAGGTTATAATAACAACTGATGAACTAACTGATGATATCAGATTAAAAATTGAAGGATACTTGGCACATAAATGGAATTGTGAGAGCCTGTTACCCGCTGATCATCCATACAAGGATAGATTTGTAATTGATGGAAATATTGAAGCCGCAGCTGTTGATGTCGATGGTAATATATCCGCTCGAGGTGACCTGACTACCGAAGGTACAATAATATACTCTGATGGTGTAGGCACAGATGTAGAGACATGGTCAAAAGATGATGTGATAGCAACCAGGAGTATACAAACAGCTGTAGAGAGTAATAGTGCTGTGTGGTTACAGGCAGCCGGTGTAAGCAATCAGCTACACACACTCACTAGAGGAGCGTTAGTATTATCAACTCCTGATAATGAACGAGAGTTTATAGCGATTGCAAGTGACAATCCAGCTGGTGATGCTATATGGAATGATGTGTCGTATGCTCACGCCATGGTGTTACCGTACAACACTAATGTTAAGCAAATAATACTCAGATCAACTGCGAGTCAAAACGCGGATATAATAGTAGGTATTCATACGAATAGTGGTATACAAAATACATCTACCCTAGAATATAAATATTTTGCCGAGCAGCCAATGGAAGAAGTATCCAATACATACACTTACAACAATCAACCTAAAATATATACATTTAATAACACAACATCTGCTCTTGCAGGTGAAACTCTAGGAGTTAGTATATCCGCATCAAAACCAATCGGGACAACTAATATATCAATAGTGCTCGCGTACAATTCATAAAAAAATTGAAACACTAGTGGATTCTATAGGGATTGAATAAGTATATTTAACAATCTCTTAAGAAAATGGCTAGAACTAAAATAGAATTATACAATCTGGATAAATATAGTCCGTATATACCAGCTCCTGTAATAGACAGAGTGGAGGGTGATGCAGATGAAATTATACTAAGCGCAGATGGATACGAGGATTCCGCAAGCAGTGGACTCCCCGGGTCTTTGACTATAAACGCATCAGGGGGTGTATGGACTGATACAAATTACATGGTTACATGCGAAACGTCTCATAAATATACTACTACTACTGAGTTAACACAAGAGACATTTCTCTCGTTTGATAAACAGGACTTTCGTAGTGCGATTATTGATATAACTATCCAGAAAGGTAACAACTTTACAACTAAGAGACTGACAGTCATACATAACAATAGCCTTGTGACAGTTCACGAGGGAACAAGTGTGAGTGTACCAGAGATCACGATATGGAATGAACAGATTTCCGGTAATATCAATGGTAACAATATAAACCTACATGTGTCAGGTTTAACAAGTAACAGTATAATTAGTTGTATATGTAAATATACGCTAGTCTAAAAAACACAGTTACAAATTAGTCTATGACTAAGAGGCTCATATTTAAGCAAACCGGAGTTATCACTAGAGTAACTATCCGTGCAGCTATAGAGCCAGAAAAGCACCCACCAAAAGGTAACGGTATTGATGGTGGTTATCCTAGAGTTTTAGACCTTGATATATGTACTGGATCAGATCACATAACATACAATAAAATTAACAACTGGTCTGTAACACAAGGAACTTTTGATCCATTTTCTCTGTTCGATGCTACTCTTAAGAGATTGGAGGCAGTGACCACAGAGGTAACCCAAGCCGGTGTGAGCTTTACATTAGACACATATAGTGTAAAGCTCGCCGGCAAGGGTTCAATTTCATTTACTGGCGGGAGCGAGGAGAACGGGTATAGTTGGTCAACAGGCAATTCAACAAATACTGAGATTATCGATAACGATGAAGTGACAGTAACTTTCACAGGTACTCCTCCAACTGGAATTTCTATCCAAATGCAGAATAATGTAGACGAGGTGCAATCAATAAGTATAACGCTTGAATCAACTGATGAGGAGGTGTTAGTCAATGGTGATTTTACAGATATTGAAGTACAGTTTTATGATATAGAGAGCTGGTACGGAGATGCTTATTCCGGAGTTATTCCTAGAGATACCCTAGGCTGGCTGCAGGGCTTCAATGACAGCATAATTTACACCATTTTTGAATAAATAAAATTATATGAAGTTAAAATGTTTAGTAACTGGAGGAGCGGGATTTATTGGAAGTCACTGCGTGGATAGACTTAAAGAACTCGGCCATGACGTTGTCGTAGTTGATAACGAATGTGCACCTGAGAATGACAATTTCTATTGGAGAGATGATACTGATAACCATAAAGTCAATATCATGGATTATGATGCATTGGCTCCCTTGTTCAAAGGAGTTGATTACGTGTTTCATTTCGCCGCTGAGAGTAGAATACAACCAAGTATCATAGATCCTAGATATGCCATCAATGTTAATGTCGTTGGCACCACGAATGTACTTCAAGCTTCAAGGGAGGCTAACGTCAAAAGGGTTATGTATTCAGGTACAAGTGCTAGTTACGGTCTAGCTAACACACCACCTTTAACAGAGGATATGCCAACTGATTGTTTGAATCCATACTCAGTCGGTAAAGTAGGTGGTGAAGAGGTGTGTAAGATGTACACTCGCTTGTTTGGAGTTGAAACCACACGATTCAGATACTTCAATGTTTACGGAGATCGTAGTCCTACAAAAGGTCAATATGCTCCCGTGATTGGATTGTTTTTTCAACAAAAGATTGCCAAGAAACCTATGACAGTTGTTGGAGATGGTGAGAGAAGAAGAGATTACACGCATGTGTCAGATATTGTTGAGGCGAACATACTAGCAGCAACATGCAAGAACATGCGCGCGGTAGGTGGATTGTTCAATTTAGGAAATGGTGTAAATTATAGTGTGTTAGATTTAGTCAAGATGATAGGCGGTCCTTACGAGCATATCAAAGACAGATTAGGTGAAGCGGATGCAACGTTAGCCGACAACACTAGAGCTAAAGAAATATTAGGTTGGGACCCCAAGATCGATCTACCGGAATGGATATACAATAACAAACCTGGGTGAGTGTAACCACAGGCAAGCTGTTCGATCAAGCTCATCCAGATCTATATAAGAAATGGGTGATAGGTGGCTTCGTTCAGGATCATAAATTCAATAGTGATCACTTTGAGTTTAAGTTTCAAGAGGATAAAAAAGGAATGTTAAGAGAGCCAAAGACAGTGATCAATCCTGATACAAATACTCTCGCTATATTGATTCATGGAGAGTTACGTTTAAACTTTGGCGAAGATGACATAATCTTACGTGATAGGGGTGATTATGTATGGTGGTCACCTGATGAACCTCACCTGTTCGAATACATTGAGGATAGTCTCGTAATAACTTTGAGATGGTATAAATAATTATATATGAGTAATAGTACGTATATTATGTTTGGTGATAGTCATTCACGTGCTTTCATGAGAACATTTAAAACGAACTGGTTCCGAGCTAGCTCCGCCCGGGGGTTATGTAATAAAGAATCTAGAACTAAAATCGGACCAAAGATTCACGACATGTTAAGTTCTATCAATGATGATACAAATGTTATTTTTTATTTCGGTAAGGTTGATTTAGATTTTATTATAAACTATAAATACAACTCACAGGACTCAAGTCTAGCTGAACTGAGTGAACACATAACAGAAACTGCTGATATGTATATTAACTACATAAAGAGTACTGGTATGAGAAATATTTTAGTATTTGAACCACCAGTTGTACATTTAAGTGAAGCAGACATGCTAACAACATTACGAATTGACGGTCATAGAAGTAATGCATCTAGCCATTTAACTGATAAAGATAAAGTAGAGTTACACCGTGTGGATATACATGAGAAAATGATCCCTCGAGAAGATCACATAACGTTATATGATTTGTTTAATACTCGACTGAAATCATTATGCTCATCGAACGGCTTCACGTTTGTTGAGATAAATAAATATTTTAAACAACCATCCGGAGAGTATATTGTACCATCTAGATATATTAAAGATACAACCGATCATCACCTACATGACAATTGTACTGAATTATTTTTAAAGTCTATGGAGACACTTGGATATATAATTGAGTGAGGTTACAATCATTTATATTCAACTGGCCCGGGCAGTCTGAAAACGTCAATAAAATATATAATGATATTGACGGTAGTGTTGTTATAAATAGTGGTGATACTGATATTGTTGACCGCTGTCATAACATAGGAGATCATTCATACTTCAGTGCTCAGTTCAAGAAGATGTTATCACTACATGACGGAACTAGCACAATACTACACATACAAGGTGACGCTAGATATTATGATTGGTCTAAACTGATAAAAGACGCTGGTCATTACATGTCAAGATATTCCGCTGGTATATATTACCCTGTTGTAAAAAATACATCATGGACTGCCGATAAAATGGCTGTGACAAAATCATCATCTCGTGATGACAATATAAGTTATGTTGCAGATGGTGATGAAACTGTATGGTTTATACATCCAGATGTAATCAATTATTTTAATGATCATAATTTAATAGACATATTACATGATAATAAGTATGGATTTGGATGGGACTTAATACTCTGCTCTATATGTCATCTAAAACAAATTCCAGTCATTAGAGATAGCAATCACATAATAGAACACCCTCGAAGCAAAGGATATGACTTTCATGAAGCATGGATAGAATTCAAGGATGTGATGAACCAACTCCCGGGAGATCTGAAGATAATTGCAGAAATGGTACATAACAACCACAAGATAGATGATCTTAAGAATCATGTTGATAAGTATTGTATATGAATGTTTCCGTAGTGTGTGCTGTTATGAATCGACCTTACAGGGTGATACCTTGTCTCCGTTCGTGGGTTGATTTGAAAATCGCTAATGATGTTGTTGTGGTAGACTGGTCATCCGATAAGCAGATCAATGATATAATAGCAGAAGAAGAATTCAATCACAGCAAATTAACTGTAGTCCGAGTAGACAATCAAGAAAAATTTAACTTCGGTAGAGCGTACAATATAGCAATTGATAGATGTGAGAGTGACATTGTCGTGAAGGTTGATATAGATTATATTTTAACAAATCAAGTCAAACTAACAGAAGTCGTGGATGGTATCAATTTTGATAAACAATTTCTACACGGAGGTGGTACCGGTGCTCATTACCTGGGCTTCAGTTGTTTTGACAAGACACATGGTGAGAGGTACAATGAAAATTTTAATGGATATGGATATGAAGATGGTGACCTGTACAAAAGATTTCAGAACATAGGTTTAGAAAAAATGATTATACCTGATATACGTGAGATATTTTATCATATACCTCATGACAACAGACTCAGAGTGCAAAATTTTGATGTTAAGGATATAGCGGAATCAACAAAAAATAATATGCAAATTGCAGACACCAATGATGAGTGATATAGAGTCAGAGGTAAAGTGGCGTATGGGTCGGTTGTATAGTGAGAGATTAGAGCTAAGAGACTTAATTGATGACAAGCAGGATTTAGAAGCAATGAAAGTGAAGCTATTGTATGAGTTAGATAATATTAGAAACAATAAAGAATTATTAAATGAGAAAAAGAGATTATCTGATGAGTTGGAGGAATGTAAGAACAACGAGACATTATTAAAGAGGAAGGATAAATTAACCGATCTTACAAATAATAGAAATAAACTTATACAAGAACTTGATAAGCATATAACTAACAAAGTGTTATTAAAGAGAAAGATCGAACTGACCGAATTGAAAAATAATAGAGACCAGCTCATACAAGAACTCAACAAACATAAAAATAATAGTACAATATTAAAGAAAAAGAATGAATTGATCAAATCAAGTGAAGAGAGAAATAATCTCATACAAGAACTCAACAAACATAAGAACAACGAGACATTATTAAAGAGGAAGGATAAATTAACTACCTCACTAGATGTAATGAAATATAATAAAGCATTACACACTATTGAAGCTAGTAACATAACTTTAGAACTAAAATCAATACAAGAACAATTATATCCACTAACATTAACAACGAAAATATCTGACCTTGATTACGTTCAAGCTGAACTAAAATCAATACAAGAACAACTAACACCATCATCATTAACAACGAAAATATCTGACCTTGATTACGTTCAAACTGAACTAAAATCAATACAAGAACAACTAACACCATCATCATTAACAACGAAAATAGCTGACCTTGATTACGTTCAAACTGAACTAAAATCAATACAAGAACAACTAACACCGGCAGAGACTCTGAATAAGCTAACAACTATACAACAGGAGATAGATAAAACCAATCATATAAGCGCTGAACTGAAGAGTATCCAAAACCGGTTAGACATGGCTCAAGGAACATATCGACACGTGACCATTCCTGGGGAATATGCTTTAGAACAACAGAAGACATGTCACGGTAGAGATAGCTACCCTAGAGAAGGCTTTTTATTTGACTTTATGATCAACAACAACATCGACACTCAGTTGATAATCGGAGGAGAACGCTCATTTGGATTTAATGGTGTGTTGTTTTCTCAAGCACGAACAATTGGAGATGATCAAGTGATATTATATCCGGATCATAACCTGTACCCAACACCAGCTGTTGATTTTCTGTTGAATAAAAATTTTAATCAAACTATTGAGTCTGTACCCTTTGAAGACAAACCTGATATAGCTGTATGGAGAGGTGGAGACACTGGTGGACAAGGCCCGGTACCAGGACAGGTTGAGTTGGGTCTGGATAAAGTTAAAATAAACAGACAGCATTTTGTTAATAAATTTAAGAATACAAAGTGTATAGACGCTGCTATAATTGATAGTGATATCGGCCCTAGTACGCCAGAGATCAAAGGAGATCCTAATTGGTTGATGCCACATGAACAGGCTAATAACTACAAATATATAATATCACTTGAGGGTAATGATGCTGGTAGTAATCCTAGATGGGTGTTCTCAACACAATGTGTAGTGTTCATGTCTGACAAACTGACATCCGAACTCACATGGCATTATCATCTGAAACCATGGGTCAATTATATTCCATTCAAACATGATCTTAGTGACCTGGAGAATAAGATAAAGTGGGCTAATGATAACATTGATGAATGTAAATCGATAGTCAAACGAGCTAATGAAATGCATGGACTGGTAACTGACGTGGAGCGTGAATATAAAATATTAACATTAATGTTCGATAGATACAAGACAAATATTAAATAATTATACATGAAATTTAGATTCGTTACCATCACCAATAAAGGATATTACCACTACACGCAGAACTGTATGGAAAGCTTAAAGGTATCTCCAAATGCTCCTCAGTTAGAATGTTATTTTACCGACAAACTCGGATATGATCAATATAAAGCCGATAATAATGTTCACTACATTGGCGACAAGTCTAGTGAGAATGAATGTGAGCATATTGAATTCCGTAAAGGTAATTGGATAAGTCTAGTTGGTAAGAAGATTAACGTAATCTCAAAAATACTTAAAACTGGTGATTGTGTAATTATTACCGATGGTGATATAGTATACAAGCATCCACAATGGTTCGACTACATCAAGGGAAGAATGACCAACCCGGAGGTAGAATTCATGTGTATGAATGATATGTTATCGGATGATGATCATAGCATGCTTTGCTCCGGATTTATGGTTTTGAAACCTACTGTAAATAACATGAAATTTTTTAATGATAATATTGATATCAGTGATCTTCCCGGTGATCAAGTGTATGTCAATAATATCAAGAGTGATTTAAAATATGAAATGCTACCGCTAGATAAGTTCCCTAACGGTCGGTTGCATCAAGCTGCGAGCGACCCACACACTCTTCATTACAATTTCATGATAGGTAAGACCAAGGAACAAAAAATGAAGAAGTCCGGAAACTGGTTGATATAATCACAATGAAGGCAATTCTAGTATCCGTAAAATACGATGACTACCTGTCACTCGCATTAAAATTCAACCAACATATATTCGAAGAGATAATTGTTGTCACTACTAACACTGACCACGATACAATCAAGGCGTGTGACGAGATTGATAATGTCCATTGTGTTCGTGTTGATGATAGTGAAGTAACCAAAGGAGGAGCAGTATTCAACAAGGGTCATCTCTTAAACTTCGCAGTGAAATATCTAGAGGATCAACAATACAAAGGATGGATATGTTCGACAGATGGTGATATAATGTTCTCATCTGGATTCGATAAAAAATTTGATGAAATAAAAGAACAAGTAGATTCCTATGGAGTTAATAGTAACCGAATTATATTCACAGCTCCTAGGTATTTTATGCCACAGAATATAGAGTGGGTAGAAAGTTTTATGAGTAATCCAGATGTATCGTCAACACGAGATGAATATGGAAACTATACAGGCGTTAAATATAAAGGACTAACTAGACTCCCAAATGAAGGTAAGGAGAGAATAGGACTAGGGTATTGTCAGATGTATTATATAGATACAGTCACACGAATCAAACCTCATCAAGCCGCGGAACATCCTTATTATTATCAAGCGAGTGACTTGAAATCAACTATGGGTCTCGACACAAAATTGATCGGAAATTTTAAATGCACCGCCACTCGTAAAACAACACCAACTAAACAACTTCTCGATGTTTCAAATGTTATGGACCAGAGTGGTAAGGGTGAAGTTAAGCCTGGCTTCAATATAGAGCTCACATTTCGAAACGAACATGTATTCTGTTGTCATTATGAATCTGATGACTTTTACTGTCTGCATATTGGTAGATCTTGGATCAACCAGAAGGGTAGAGTAAGTGCTAGAATTTCATGAATACCGAGTATATACCAGTACACATACCGTCAGTACCTATATATGATATCTTTAAAGACCCTAGAGGAAACATACATGTAATATCACCACCTCCGGCTGAAGACAGAGAGATTGACGAAGTGTTAGACATAAGACTTTATAGAGAAGGAACCAGTGATTTAAGGTTTGAACCTATACGATGTGCACACGGAAACACCCGGAGATATACTCTATATAATCATGACCTACATGTACAGACTACTGAGATTACATTAACTGTGGGAGGTAATAAAATTAAGACGAGAATAAACGTACCGCCAAAGTTTGAGAATGAGATAGTGATAACCACGCTATGTAAAGACAGACAAGAGTGGGTCACGACGTGGGCTAATTATCACTTCGATTTAGGAGTGGATAGGATAATATTATATGATAACTCTAAAAATAATAATCTTAGAGATTCACTAGCACCATTAATATCATCCGGAAAAGTGTTTTATATAAGATGGTCATATCCCTTCAAAACAAGTTCATTAAAAGCCACTGGAAGAAAACGAAACAGCTTATCATGTCAAACTACTTCTCAAAATCATTCGCTAAATCTTTTATCAAACTGTCGGATAGTAGGTAACTTAGATGTGGATGAGTTTATTAATCTACAAAAACATAAAAATGTTATGAGTTTTTTTGATGAGTATATAAGAAGAGAGGAATATTACATCCGCATCCCCAGCAGGACATTTTTTAATAGCTCAAACAAACCCTACACTGGTAAGAAGTTCTTCAAAATATTCGAGTGTAACAGGACTACAGAGACACATAATGGAAAGCTATTTATACACCCAAAATCAATACCCGTAATTTCTGTACATCTACTGACTGACAACAATGTGATCACCGAGGTGAATCCTATCACTGCTTACTTCAATCACTACATCTATCTCTCTAATACTAACATATCTAGACGAACACGCACTGATACAACAACCGATAACTCAATACTAAATATATAATATAAATGAACATCAATGAAATAGAAAAATCTCTCCGGGATAACACTCGCCACGAATACAGACTTGGTGATTATATCAAACAAATGATGTCTGGGGTATCTAATAAAAATGAAGAACTCAGACCACAATTACGTTCTCTGCGAGATAAACATAACGGAACAATGGGAGATGATCTACTATCATACGTACAGTCAAAAAATATAAAAGGAACAAAGAATGTTCGGCAAGCTATCTTAAATTTTTTTAGAAATGCAGCCAAGTCAATAGCTGACCCGCCATACATGACAATACATCTACGACTAGGGGATGTGCTTGACCCCATCGGTGGAATTAAATCACGAGGGGAAGTTCATGGGTATTTAACACCTCTGAGTATATATAGTGATATGATTCAAGACTTAAAGAAACTCAATCCAGACCATCACATAGAGATCCAAACCGGTATTCATAAGTTTGGTGCTACTGCGACTGCAAAGTATCTATATGAGTTGAATGAACTCCTTGATAATAACGGTTTAAAACCAACTGTCAATATCACAGATCCAGATACTGCGTTTCTCCGGTTGATCTCATCCAAAACATTGATATACTGCAAGGGTGGATATTCACAGATAGCAGCAGTAATTTGTCAGGAGATGGGAGGCGATGTGTTGTATGCTGAGGATCTTGACAAGCGTAACCACTTCCCATATGCTGGGGACATCAGTATATTTGATTGCCCTCACTTGTATAAATAACGCATATCTATAAGTAATACTGATGATCAACCACAAAGAGAAATTTATATATGTACATATACCAAAAACCGGTGGGCATAGTATTGATAAATACTTTATGTCACGTAATCTAGTTGATGATAAGTTGTGGCACTGTACTGCGCGTCAGCTACACGATCATCTAGGAGCAGATAAATGGTCCGAATATACAAGTTTCACTGTGGTACGCAATCCATGGGACCGGATGGTTTCTGAGTTTTGCTGGCAATCCGGAACAGGTGATAAACAAATAGCTACTCCATGGGGAAATAAAACAGCCACGTTCAAGGAATTTTTATTGATGGTAAAAGACTCTCCTACTGATCATCACAATCTTAATCAAGTGCGTCAATTCGACACATGGTACAGGACACAAGAAGTTAAGGACGGTCACCTGAACACACAAGCTAGTTTTGTGTTGAGCCCATCTGGTGAAAAACTAGTACAGCATATCATCCGCTTCGAACAACTGAGCGAAGAGTTTTTACAAATATTATCAAAACTAAATCTTCCCATAGAACCATTACCACACTTAAATAAATCCTCTCGGACGAAATATCAGGATTATTATGATCAAGAGAGTATAGATATTGTAGCTACTCGATTTAAAGATGATATCGAGTTGTTCAACTACAATTACTAGACATGATTAAAACTCCTTCTCTACCGGGTCATATTCGTGATTTCGTTCTGAAGTGGATATTATCAGACGATACAATACAACACTATGCTAAGCAACAAAACATATTTGTAAAACCACTGCAAATAGACAAATCGAAAAACTGTATTAGTAGTATTATAGCGAGGGATAATGGTAGATTGAAACTACCATCACCTACATTGTATGTCGGTTTCGAACCGTATATTGTAGGTTCACATCTAGACCCTGAACGTAATGGATTCTCCATACAGTCAGCTAGAGGTTCCGCTGGTGACATACCATTAGGTTTCGGATATGATCCTATTGAAGGTATAACATCAAGAACACAGCTCTTAGATAGAAATATATTAATAACAACTTGTGATAAACAAGAACATTGTCATTACTTACCTTTCATCTCGACACACCCTAGTATTATTGATAGTACTGAAAATATAAAGAAGCATAGTAACATAAACCGGAGATTTAAAGTAGGTTATATGAACAGAGTTAAATGTAATCGTAGAGAACAAATGTTTAATAATCTAGTGTATAGATTCGGAGTGAATCAGTGCCATGCTCTAGGTGAGAGGTGTGGTACATATCCAGAGACATTACAACCTAGTAACAATCCTCGATCAGGCCAAGATTGTTGGTATAATGATAAGCTACATCAACTATATTCAAACTATACATTCATGATAGCTATGGAGAATACAATTTCACCTGGATATATAACTGAGAAGATTTTAAACTCATTCATCGCTGGCGCGATTCCTATATATTATGGTACTGATGAAATCAAGGACGTATTTAACACTAAGGCTTTCATCCATGTAACTGACTACAAGTCAATCGAAGATTGTGCAGAATATATATCCAGTATGAATAATAAAGAAATCCTCCAGATGCAAAGTCAACATATATTCAAAAAACCACTACATGGCATGTTCAAAGAAACATCCGAGATGTATAGCAATATACGAAATGATATTATAAGTATGTGTAATCATGAGAGACCGTAATATCTTAATCAATTTTGCAGATCATGCATATCATAACAGCCAGGTACGTAATTCAACTTCCGGGTTGATGTACGGGTTTAACACCGTACATCAATACAATCCCCGGGATATTGATAAGGATTTTTATAACAAGAATAAAAAGATATTAGACCAACCCCGAGGTTGTGGGTATTGGTTGTGGAAGCCTTACTTTATATATAAAGAGTTAGTTGATCTATCTCCTGGGGATATATTATTTTACTCAGATTCCGGCTGTGACTTCATTAAAGACTTCACTCCGGTGATACGACATATTAGAGAGTCTGAACATGGTATATGCCCCTTCAAGCTTGCAGGAAAACATAAGGAGTTTATATTTACGAAAAGAGACTTATTTATTGAGACAGAAACCGATACAGAAGAGTATACACAAACACCTCAGATAATGGCATCATTCATAGGGATACGAAAAACAGATTTTACGGTTGACTTTTTTAAGAACTATCTACAGTACGCTCAAACCGAACAATTGATAACAGATTGTCCTAGTAAATCTAAAAATTACGATGGGTTTAAAGATCATAGACATGATCAATCAATCTTCAGTTTACTCTGCAAAAAACATAAAATACCAACTCTAGATGATCCTACACAATGGGGACTAAAGCATAAGGAGTCAAAACCCGGTTGTACATATATCTGGCATCGCCGGAATAATAATAGAATCAAGACAGAGATGAGAGACCTAGAAGGAATGAGAGTTCCGTTGATAGTAGGATGAACCGGAAATTAAGAATATATACCCCAATGAAGAAGGCGACCTCTGAGGAGAACGCACAGGTACTTCAACCCGGTATAAAAAACAGCAAACATTGTGAATCTGTAGACTTACCAGATCAGGTACGTACTTTAGATCACCCAGATGGTCCTTATGTAGAAAAATTGGCACCTCAAACACGAGGTACTCCAAAAGATATTGATCTCATGATACTACACGGATGCATGCAGCCAGATCAAGCAAAGGTATGGAGAGAACAATACCCTGATATACCTGCTATTGTCATGGATTATAAAGATGAACTCGAACTATATCACCCGGAACTTCGAGTGTTAGCTCACTTCAAGCGTAATATGGCTATAAGAAAATGGGGTAAACCGCTAGGAGTCAATGACTACAAACCACACAACGTTCATTTTTCACCATATTGTGTGCGTGAGGATATTGTAGCTGAGATGTCCCAGTATAAAAATACAGCAAGAGATAAGGATGTCTGTTGCTTTTTTGAGCCTAATGATGACAACTGGAGCAAGCACATTCCCATGCACTATGAACGTGGTGTAGGTTTACGATCTGTAATTGAGAATCATGTTGGTTGGTGTGGTACCCGCCGGCTAGTTGCATCAACATTACAGGCAGCTAAGAAGTGGTATGGTTGTGGATATGATATGCATATAGGTAAAACAGGTGGTGGCCAGACTGACGGTAGGAGATCACCACAACAGGACTATTGTCGATTAATGGCCACGACCAAGATAATAGTGACAGCGACTCCTGACGGATGGGAGGGTGACTATAGGTTGATGGAATCTATTAGCAGTGGTGCATTAGTATTACATAACCGAATGGCATTACCTCCAGCTGGATTAGTCGATGGTAAGCACTGGATAATATATGACGATCATCAGGATATGCTAGAGAAGGTATATTATTACAACACACATCCAGATCAAGCAAGAGTGATAGGAGAGCAGGGAAGAGATTACGTGATGAACAACCACAAACCAGAGCACCGAGTCGAGAGTTGGCTTCGAATTATAGGTTTGTTATGAAATTTGTAGGTATAACAGTTTGTGTTAATTATGCACCTATTTTGAGATTAGCCTTACAAGAAACAAGCCAAAGACTAGATCGCATTATCGTTGTAACCAAGAAAGATGATATTGACACAATAAAGGTTTGTGAGGGATACAATAATGTGGATACAGTCTTCTTTGATTTTAGCGTTGATGAGAGGTGGTTTGAGACACACATGAAGCGATTTAAAAATGGGGAGATGAACAATCCGCCTGATATGAGAAAGCAATATTGGTCTAAGCGTTTATCTGATGCTAATGTCAAGGGATTTAATAAAGGTGGAGGGTTGCGTTTAGGTCAGCAACATGTAGTAAAAAACTATCCAGGATCTGTACAAATCATTTTAGATTGTGATATAGTTCTCCCACCTGAATTCAAAACCGCGACGACTAGCATGGATTATATTAATGATGTTTTATATGTACCTAACGAGCGTCGTGATTACACATCATATACATTATACAAACAGCAAAAAACATTTAAGAACTACTCCACCGCTGGATGGGGATATTTTCAAATGTACAGACCGTCAATAGAATCTAACAGAGTGTTTTATGATGACTGGCCAGATGCAGCGAAGACTGATGTTTGGTTCCGTAACGATATATTAAAGGGTGATTTCAAAAAAAAGATAAAACTCAATACACATGTAGATCACTTAGGACAGGAAGGTGGCTCAATACATTTAACTAAATACAACTTCGACTTTAACTGAAATGATAGTATCACACAAACATAAATTTATATTCATTAAGACACACAAGACGTCAACACAGACGTTTATGAAGTTTATCAAACCACATCTAGGGACAGATGATGTTATGGCAGGTGATTCATCTAGTGACGTCAATGAGGATACGAAACTCAATGTAGATAAGAAATTTGAATCCACCGGCAAGAGTGCTCACGAGTATGTTGAAGTTTACGGAAACCATCTCCCGTGGTTTATGATCAAGGAAATAGTAGGTGATGATATATGGAGCAATTATACAAAGATCACTATTGAGAGAGATCCTTACGATAGACTAGTATCACTATTTCATTTCCTTAATAATATTCTCATAAAACCCGGTCTATTCCAGCCCAGCCCGGGTTATCGTTCTCAATTGAAAGGTCCAGAGATTAAAGACATGCTACAGAACAGTCTACTTGATCTATATCCAGAAGAGATACGAACCTATTTCGAGGAGCTTACACTCATGCAACTATCCTCACCGGTTATGAATCTCATGGATCATGATACGTATGGTCCGATTGGAGTCGAAAAAGAGAGATCATTATATAAGAACACCGCGCGTGATTTAAATCTCAGAATATATGAAGTCGATAATAGCCCGTTGATCATCAATAACAAGCTCGGACCTTTTCCTTATCTAAACACTTCTGATATATGCATTCGATTAGAACCTTTTCAGAAACATCAAGCTAGTGAAGGTCAATGTAGATTTCTCAACTATGGATATTACTACGATGGTGATCGATTGCAGGTCGACGAAGTTATAGATTTTAAGGATGTGGGTAACAATATAGGTGATACGTTTCAAAAATACGGAATCAATATTAAATGTGATGAGAGTTTATATAATGACAACAGCCAAAACACACACTACAGATCAACTACATCCAGTTATAGTACTGATTGGTGGTATGAAGGCCTTAAGGGTTTCATGATCAAGGAATTAATTAATGAGAAACTCATTACGCGCACCTAATTACATATAAATATATGTATATATGGAAGAAGAGATGATTGTCAATTTATGCACCTTTATGGGACGAAAGAATAATGTTAAGATATTACTTGTATACGTGGAAGAAGCGCTCAAGATAAATGCTATTGATAATTATTATATGATAGATATGACTCGTAATCATAAGGATCACGAATATATATTTAGCGAACAACAACGACTCAATGAATTATATCCAGAGCGAGTCCACGTTGTGAATAGGGAGATCCGGAGGAAACAGTTAGACGATAACACGGCTATGGACACAATCGGTAGTTGGGCACCATTCTATGAGTTCTGTAGTCAATTTAGTGACAATGATGTAATTATAAAGTGTGATGATGACACTACATACTTTGACGTAGAGACTATTAGAGCTGCAGCAGAGGTAAGATTTAAAAACAAACACCCGTTCCTGATGCATGGTAATACTATTAATAATGGTATATGTGCTTTTCATCAGCAACGCAAAGGGATATGGACGTTTGAAGGTAATGATGTACTAGACAATTACCCTACAAGTGGACTAACAGGTCCCTTGTTTTCTCACCCGGAAATTGCATGCGGGTGTCATGAACAGTTCACACGAGACTTAATAGCAGATGAGAGTAATATTAGTAAATATGCCTTAAACTCAAATCCATACTTCACAGCAAGAGTGAGTATTAATATGATATTCATGTTGGGAAGTGATAGAGACATTATCAGCAAGATTGACACGCAAGATGAGTATGTTAGTAGCAGTAAGATAGGACAACAAACAGACCGCCCTAACATGTTGATTGGTGATTTTACGTGCGCTCATCACACATACGGAGTTCAAGAACCAGTAATGGAGGAGTTAGGTACATACAAAATGTACAAGGAGTTGGCGGATAAATACTACAGTAACGACACAGTACGTACTAACAAGAGTATCACCCAACCAGAAGGACAATCACTGACACTCAAGTCTGATGATATATATTTGGCTAGATACTGGAGTGGTGAAAATAGTATAACTATCAAGAACAACAGGACTGATAAATATATCAATTTAGATTGGGTCAAGACAGAGAGAGTTAAGTTTATCGAGGATAAACCCGGGCAGAAAGAACGAGTAGGAACAGGAGTGTACTGGTATAAGGCAGAGTTGTCAGCTAGTGACAAGCCAATGGTATTTAATCTAGATGATAAAGAGAAAGGAAACCTACAAATACAGGATTGCACAGAGATATTTAAAACATCTCAACCAGGTAATAAGGCTGAACGGTTCATGACATTTCCTGTTAAGAAGTGGTTCCAACAGAACTATAAAAAACAATACGTCAAGATCAATAACATAGGTACAGATGAAGCACAGATAGAGACTCCTCATCACCCTGGATTCAATTTAGTTGCAGATGATCGTAATCCTGACAAGACTTTATACTTCTTTACAAACGGTGGAGAAGATACATGGACCGTAGAGGATCTGAGCAATACAAATAATCTAATCGTACCTATTTCAATTGATCGTGGTAATCAGGATGAGTGTGAGAATGACCCTACTACCGCCCGGGTTGTTAATGATGACAGTTTACCGGAGTGTAGGAATTTTAGAGAATTCTACTGGATGGTTAATGGGTATATTTGGGAAATGGTACCTCAAGGAGATAATGAATGTCATGTAAAGTTGATAGCAGATGATCTAGATGATTTGTATCTCTCCGGAGAAGCTTCCGGTAAAGTGAGGTTGAGTGCCAATAAGGATCTCTGGAAGTTAAGCACCGATAAGTTTTTAGTCCACAACTCGACAAAATTAAAGTTATCTATATCACCCACTGGAGTTGAGATTAACTTAACTGGAACTAAATTATCGTAATGAAAGTCGGAGTTATTGGAGCAGGATTCGTTGGAAACGCGATGAGTCAATTAAGCCCAGGAGTGGATATAATCGTATGGGACACTGACGAGAGCAAGAGGGTACCAGTTGACATAACATTCGAAGATTTTGTTAAACAGTCTGAAATAGTCTTTATAGCAGTACCTACACCGATGGATAAAGATGGTAGATGTCATACTGATATCGTTGAGAGTGTAGTTAGCGACGTACGTAGGATTGATAATGAACAGCACATAGTAATAAGATCAACAGTACCTCCTGGTACATGTGCTCGATTAGGTGTTAGTTTCATGCCAGAGTTCTTGACAGAGAGATATTGGAAGACTGATTTTATACGAACAACAAAGTGGATTATCGGTACAAATGATAATATACTATTCGAATTGATGACAACCATGTTCAAACTAGCGAAAGATCGAGGATGTATCGATAGCTGTGTGACTGAACAATACACACCTAGTGAAGCTGAGATGATGAAGTATACCGCTAATTGTTTTCTAGCGACCAAGATAAGCTTCTTCAATGAAGTTAGCGAGTTATGTGACACAATTGGTATTGATTATAATAATATCATCAAATTCTGTGGTGGTGATCCTCGAATTGGTAACAACCACACCCGCGTGCCTGGTCACGACGGAAAGAGAGGATATGGAGGTACATGCTTTCCAAAGGATATGAACGCATTAGCGCATGAGTTTGAAGCGAACGGTTTAGAGTCATATATAATAAAAGCATCAATCGAACGAAATGAACATCATGACCGGCCTGAACGCGATTGGAAGTCGGATAGTGGTAGAGCAGTAATTTAATAATGAAGGTAAATATATTTGGATGCGGGATGAGCGGCACAGTCGCGGCGATCTTATTTAAAGAACAAGGACATGATGTTGAGATATTTGAGACTAGGTCTCATGTTGCTGGCAATTGTTTTGATAAAAAGAATGAGGATGGTTGCACAGTACATGAGTATGGTTCGCATATCTTCCATACCAACGATAAAGAGGTATGGGACTTTTTAAACCGGTACACAAAATTTAACGACTATCAGCACCGTGTCAGAGCGAACACCAAGGAAGGATTATTGAGCATTCCATTCAGTAAAAAGACAGAACAAGAACTCGGACGTGATCTGTCACCTAAAGAGATACAAGAGTTGTTATTCCGTGATTATTCCGAACGTCATTGGGGCATACCATGGGAGGAATTACCCAAGAGTATAAGCGGCAGAGTACCTAACAAACGTGACAATTTCGACGACCGATACTTCACTGACACATATCAAGGTATACCAGAGAAAGGATATACTACCATGTTTAATAATATGTTAGATGGTATCAAGGTTAACGTTGGTGTAGATCGTGATTTACGCAAACGTATCAAAGGGGACCTTACAGTTTGGACCGGAAAGATATCTGAGTATTTCGACTTAGCATACGGTCATCTCCCTTATCGTTCCCTTAGATTTGAACACACACGCGTAAAACGAGACCCGATGTACACATGGGACAAAGGATCAGTTATTAACGAATGTAACACCAAGCCTTTCAACCGTACTATGGACAACAGTGTGTATCTCAAGGAGGATGTGACTCACACTATTCATACACGTGATCATCCAGAGGAATATCAACCAGGTGTCAATGATCCAATTTACCCAAAGACATTCGGAGAAGGTCCAGAGGTATATAAGAAATATTTACAAGCCGCCGAAGCAGATAAGAATACTATATTCTTAGGCCGATTAGCCACATACAGATACTTGGATATGTGGATGGCAGTAAAACAAGTTATAGCTAAACTTGAAACTAGTGATAAATTAAAACGATGAAATTGTTAATAACAGGTGGTACTGGTTTGGTAGGAACCGGAATTAAATCAATCGCAAGTGAATTTCCAGAGCTTGATATATCTTATATGTCTTCGAAGGATTGTAACTTGCTTGATTACGATCAAGTGTTGGAATATTTCTGGAACGAAGAACCAGAATGTATTATTCACTTGGCTGCAAATGTTGGTGGGTTGTACAAGAACATGAACCAAAAAGTGGAGATGTTTGATGATAATATTCAAATGAATCTCAACGTGATAAAAGCTGCATTCTCAAATGATATCAAGAACTTGATAGGTACTTTATCAACATGCATCTTTCCTGACAACACAACATATCCTATCAACGAGACCATGCTTCATGATGGAGCACCACACACATCAAATGACGCATATGCGTATGCAAAAAGAATGATCAAGGTTCAATGTGACGCATATAGCGCTCAGCATGATGTGAATTATTCGTGCATAATACCTACGAACATATACGGAGAAGGTGACAATTTCTCATTAGAGGATGGACATGTGATACCCGCATTGATCCACAAATGCTTTAACGCTGTTAAAAATGGTACTGATTTTGAAGTGTATGGTACAGGTAAGCCGTTGCGTCAGTTTATATACTCAAAGGACCTAGGTAGATTGATACTAAAATCAGTATACAAACTAATGCAAGAAAGTATAATACTGGCACCTCGTGAGGAAGTCGCGATTGGTGATGTGGCTCGTTACATCGCTAGAGCGTTTGACTACGAAGACCGTATGATATTCAATGATAGCTTTAGTGATGGTCAATACAAGAAGACAGCTGATAACTCCAAACTAATGGAGTTGTTCCCGGATTTTGAATTTATGAAAATCGAGGAAGGTATAGCTGAGACCGTTAAGTATTTCAAACATGAGTACCCAAATTTAAGACTATGAATAACAACACAGATGAATCTATCCGCCCATGGGGTAACTACGAGATCTTACTAGATACAGACTACTGTAAGGTTAAGAGAATTTATGTAAAGCCTGGTCAACGATTGAGTTACCAGTACCATCACAAGAGACAAGAAGCATGGACTGTGGTTAGTGGTGTGGCACGTATAACAATCGACGACGAGACTAATGACTACAAACCAGGCGAGACTGTGCTGATTCCATTAGGAGCAAAGCATCGGATGGCCAATCCAGAAACTGATGAGATGATGATACTTGTTGAGGTACAGACAGGTACGTATTTTGGTGAGGATGATATTGTCCGTGTGCAGGACGATTACAACAGATAATTTTATGAAAATAGCACTTATAACAGGAGTCAATGGACAAGACGGCTCTTATCTAGCAGAATTATTATTAGATAAGGGTTATGATGTGTGGGGAGTAGCAAGACGCGCATCAGATATAAACACACAACGCATAGAACATCTTTACTCGAACAAGAAATTGTTTCTCAGATACGGTGACATGACTGATGGTATCAATCTTGTCAACATATTGTATGAAATAAAAACTACATATCCAGATATGAACCGGTTAGAGATATACAATCTAGCTGCTATGAGCCACGTCAAGGTGAGTTTTGACATGCCTGAGTATACAGCGAACGCTGACGGTACTGGTGTGCTAAGATTGTTAGAGGCTGTGAGGTCTACCGGACTGATGGATGTCACAAGATTTTATCAAGCAGCTACATCAGAACTATACGGACTGGTTCAAGAGGTACCTCAAAAAGAAACCACGCCATTTTATCCTAGATCTCCTTATGGTGTTGCTAAACTGTATGGATATTGGATAACCAAAAATTACAGAGAGTCATACGACATGTTCGCCGCTAATGGTATTTTATTCAATCATGAGAGTCCCAGAAGAGGTCCAACATTTGTGACTCGTAAGGTCACTAGAGGGTTGAACATGATATTGACTGGTGAGCGTGATAAGTTAGTGATGGGTAATATTGATGCCAAGCGAGACTGGGGGCATGCTAAGGATTATGTTGAAGGCATGTGGCGTATATTACAAGCTGACAAACCAGATGATTATGTGCTGTCAACTAATGAATTTCATTCAGTTAGAGAGTTTATCGAGAAAAGCTTCTCTATGAGAGGTTTTGACATTCGATGGAAAGGCACTGGAGTAGATGAGATCGGGTATGATTATAATAACGGTAGAGAGTTGATACATATCTCAGATAAATACTTTCGACCAGCTGAAGTTGAAGAACTGTTAGGAGACTCAACAAAAGCCAGAACAGAACTAGGTTGGGAGCCTCAATATTCATTTGATCAACTAGTAAAAGAGATGGTCGATCATGATTGCCCACCGAATAATACTGATTAAGTTTCAAGTTGCTATATATTCTGAATGAATGTCATAAATAATTATGTAAGTTATGACATTTGAGCACACAAATTTAGACGAATTAAAAGGTAAATTCGAAGACGGGGACAGGCCTATAGGTGAAGATTTTGCAAGGCTATTAGATAGCTGCCACAATACCCTACAGGATACCGACGTTGGTATAACCAGGACATTAACTGTAAGTGGAGAGACATCATTTAATAGTAGTGTGGGTATATCATCTAGTTTATCAGTCGGAGGCGCGTTAGGAGTAACCGGTTCGACTGTTCTGCACAGTACATTAGGTGTATCTGATACGGTTAGTTTCAATGGAGCATTAGGTGTGGTTGGAGCAGTTGGGTTTGGATCAACACTATCAGTATCAGGCCCAGTTAATTTAAGTAACTCGCTTGTGGTGAGTGGATCCACTAGTCTACATGACGGTTTAGCAGTAATTGGGGCAACTCTTCTACGTGATTCACTAGATGTATTAAGTGATACTAGGATTATATCTTTAACAGCCTCAGGTAGTACAGTACTAACAGACACATTATCAGTCACAAAAGGTGTTGTACTTCAGGATACAGTAGATATAGCAGGACACACGGCTATCAATGCTCCGTTAGACGTATTGGGGCTTACTGAGCTTAGTGGTACTACAATCAACGGGACACTACAAACCAAAGGATTCGCGACGTTTGACAGTAATGTTCATATCAAAGGTAACTTACGTGTTGATGGAAACGCATATCTGAGCGCCGGCAGTGGTGGTAATATACATGTAGGTGATACAGATGAGGATAATCTTATATTCAATGCTGATATTGCGAGTGATGTTAACTTGGATTCAGACAAAACGTACGATTTAGGTTCAACTACCAAACGATGGAAGAATGTTTATGTAGCTGATATTGATGTTGATGGTCTAGTTGATGGTAGAGATATTTCAGATGATGGTCAAAAACTAGATAGTGTCAGCAGTACAGTTGACACAGGTAGTGCAAATTGGACTGATACATACACTAACGTTTCATCTTTTAGTGCCAATCGTGATAGTGTTTATTCTAGTGTCAACAACACCAGCGCTCAATGGAACTCAGTATATACAGATGTTAGTGACACCAGCGCTCAATGGAACTCAGTATACACAGATGTTAGTGACACCAGCGCTCAATGGAACTCAGTATACACAGATGTATCAGAAACAAGTGGAACATGGAATGATGTTCATACGAACGTTAATGTTAATAGTGCTAATTGGGATGAATTATACACCACCGCTCAAGCTAATAGTTCAGCTTGGTATGCAGACACAATAGCTGAACTTACTGATGTTGATGTGACCGGAGCATTAAATGACTCGATATTAGTGTACAGTAGCAGTATCGACAAATGGGTTGTCACAACACAATCGGATAACGATCTCAGAGCCACCGCCACCTTAGAAGCAATCACGCATAACGGAAGCAACATCGATCTAGATAATAAAACATTAATTCTAACTGATAATGATCGAACGATAGCAGCACGTACTGTGACGTTCACAACATCTGCTGCTTTGGTTACTGGTACATATGTTGAGGTGGATGATTCATCATATGTATATGGTGTATCCGGGTTGGATCGGAGCAATTTAAACGGGATAGCAGAGATAACAACAAATGTTATCGAGCTTGCTAGGATCAATGGTGATATAAGTATCGCAGCTAGCGTCACTGATGCTAAGATCAGATTAACACAACTGACCGGAGGACCAGGAGGCAACACTGAGATCGCTGGTACTGCTACCGGTAATACCAATGACGCGCTCTTCCATGGAGTAGACGGCACGAACAATCACAACCCAAAATTCACCGGAGGAGAGTCTGTAGATAATTTTGAATCACTAAACGACACACCTGGTAGTTACGCTGGTAATGCTGGTAATTTCGTCAAAGTCAACACCGGTGAGGACGCGCTAGAATTTATATCACACCCGACAGATGAATGGGATTCAGTTTATAGTTTCGTGAATGGTGATAGTGCCACCAACAATACTGATTATAATCAGACAGTATTTCTCAAGCTTAGTGGTGATGTGATGACCGGTGGATTGACAGTACAAGGTGATATATCTGCTACTGGTGATATCTATCTATCCAACGATAGTTTAAACTTCGCTGATGGCGAAACATTTTCTAGTACTGATAGTGTCAATGTGAAGGGTACGTATGCTAGTGTTACAGCCACTAGTGGTGAGTGGGATAGCGTTTATGCTAGCGTTACAGCCACGAGTGGTGAGTGGGATTCAGTATATTCAAGCGTATCATCTACAAGTGCTAATTGGGATTCTGTTTACTCTAGCGTTACAGCTACAAGCGGTGAATGGGATTCAGTTTACACAGATGTATCCGAAACAAGTGGTGAGTGGGATTCAGTATACTCAAGTGTTACTGCTACAAGTGGTGAGTGGGATAGCGTTTATACAGACGTATCCGAAACAAGTGGTGAGTGGGATAGCGTTTATGCTAGCGTTTCATCTACAAGTGGTGAGTGGGATAGCGTTTATACAGACGTATCCGAAACAAGTGGTGAGTGGGATAGCGTTTATACAGACGTATCTAATACAAGTGGTGAATGGAATTCGGTTTATAGTTATATCAACACAGCATCTGGTTTCGGTCTAGCTACTGTAGACGCTCAAGGTAAATTGTTAACAACACAGATACCAGAGCTTAGTATAACTCGCGTACATGCGGTTACCAGTCCATCAGAAGTCGCTGTGTTAAACCCCGGGAATGGTATTCAATCAGGAGACGTTGTTGTCGTATCATCTACACATGATAACCTAATAGCAGTAGTTGATTCACCTACAGGTACATATACGAGTGGTACAGGAGATTACGTAGGGTATGCTAAGCTAGCTCTACCGGATGGCTTAGTACAGACTGTTAATGGTAAGCAGGGTCCTAGCGTTGTTCTTAACTCAGATGATTTTGATGATGCAGTCACTGCACATAAGTTCGTGTCAGCTGTTGATAAGACAAAATGGAATTTAAATAACACAACAGTGCATGCTAACAGCGGTTCTTGGATAGGTGGTAACAGTGTTTACAATAGCGTGCTTGCCACAAGTGCTGATTGGAACAGTGTTCATGCAAGTGTCTTAGCTAACAGCGGTTCTTGGATAGGTGGTAACAGCGTTTACAATAGCGTGCTTGCCACAAGTGCTGATTGGAATAACGTTCATGCAAGTGTCTTAGCTACGAGCGCTGAATGGGATAGCACACATACATCAGTTTTAGATACAAGTGCTAATTGGGATAATGTCTATACGGACGTATCTAATACAAGTGCTAAATGGAATGATGTTTACAGTTTTGTTAATAGTGATAGCGCTACCAACAATACAGATTATAACCAGACACACTTTGTTAATGCTAGTGGAGATACAATAACCGGTAAGTTGGAGATTGAATCTAGCGAACTAGAGGTAGGTGGTAATATAACAATGGCGGGAGATTTAATACACCAAGATGATACAGGTACTAAGATATCATTTAATACAGATATAATAACACTAGAAGCAAATGGACAGGAATTCATAACCATAGACGGTACTGCTCCAACACCTGATACAGTTATTATTAATGAAGCTGCGACTACACCAGTGAATTTCATAATTAAAACTCCAAGCAATCACCCAGCATTGTACTTTAGAGGTAGTGATGGTTCTCTAGGTCTAGGAACTTCCTCCATGAATGTTAAGTTAGCAGTAGTGGGTGGTATATCCGCTAGTGAGGGTATTGAGATAGAGGAGCATGCTACTATAAAAGGGAACACTACACTAAGTGGTAGTGTTGATGTAAAGAGTACACTAACCGGTGTTAGTGCTGAGTTTACCGGTAGTTTATCCACCACCGGTGAGATGATCAGTGCTGGTGTTCCTCTACATGAGATATTCTCAACGGACGTGGATATATGGAACGACTTGACTGTACATGGTAGTATAAGTGCTACTGAAAGTTTATCAGCTACAGATATAGTAGCGAAAACCGGTTATCATACTTTAACTGGAGCCGATGTAAAAGTCACAGGAATTACACAAGATATTAACATTGGTGGTCATGTATTACATATAGTGAATGGATTAATTGTTGAGGTGACTGATGAGTAGTTGCGATGACGGTGGTCCACACACACCACCTCCTGTAAAGCCATTACATGAATTTTACAGCTCTAATTTAAATCCTAAAGTAACGACCTATGAGAAGCTAGCGACTCGTATTGCGTATACATTAGGTTACCCGCAAATCAATATAGAAGCTCATCAGAATCAAGTGTTTGAGAACATTAGTATCGCGATTGAGATGTTCAGTAAGTTTGCCGGATACACCGAAGAGTATTTAACATTCCATTCTAGCTTGTATGAGCCGGGTAAAGGACTTCGGATGGATGTACTGATGACAGCGACAGAACAGTTGGCTGGATCTTATGAAGCTAATCCAAATGAAACGACTCTCGACAAATCGTTATATGAGATTGGTAGTAGTATTATAGGTGGTGGTCCGATTGATATGGCTGTAAATTATAAAGGATATTCAGATGGAGAGTCAAAATGGGAAGGTACCAAGACACGAAAATCTCATGGATCGCGTGCTAGTAGCCGCCCTGATGAATCTCAACGTGATCAATTAAACGAAAAACTAGCCAAACCACTCCCTAACATGAAGGGGTATGATTATCTAACTGATAGTTACAGGAAGGTTATAGATATTTTCGCATTTGAAGAAGGTACATCTACTGGTATCAACACTCTATTCACAATAGAACAAACATTAGCACAACAGACATACTTTAGTTATGCGTTAGGAAAGTACGGGTTTGATTTAGTAAGCTGGTACACAATGAAGAATTGGTTAGAAGACAGAAGAAAAATGCTATCACAAGACTACTATTGCAGATTTGATGACAGAAAACAAACACTCTACTTGACACCCGAACCTAACAGAGGTAACAGACGCACACAGTTCTACGGTCTTATAGGAGCATACGTTGAGCGACCTGTATGTGAATTAGTATCTGAAGCATGGGTATATCAATATGCATTGGCGTTAACTAAAATAGTGATCGCTCGAGTGCGTGGTAAATATTCCGGTACGAATTTATTCGGTGGTGGTTCTCCTAATTACAATGAATTGTTAAGTGAAGGTAATACTGACAAGAAGGAGCTCGAGACCAAGTTGTATGAAGGGGTTCCTGGATTCGGTGATGGTGAACCTCCGATGTTCTTCGTAGGGTGAAGAAGAAACCTTACAAGAAATTTACTAAATTTCGACAAGGCATATACAAACCAGTTCACAGCGAGAAGTACGACGGTTCAAAATACCCTAGATATCTAAGCAGCTGGGAATTAAAGTTTTTTAAATGGTGCGATATAAACCCTACAGTATTGAAATGGTCCAGTGAGTCGGTATGTGTACCTTATATATCACCAGTAGACGGTAAGATGCATCGGTACTTTGTTGATAATGTGGTACATATACAAGAAGGAGCAAAGGTTGTTAAATATCTAATAGAGATAAAGCCATACAAACAAACAAAGCCACCTGTAACAACCGGCAAGAAAAAACGAACCACGTTAGTACATGAGGCTGCTACATGGGGTGTCAATCAAGCTAAATGGCAGGCAGCAATGAAGTGGGCTGATAAAAACGGCTACATCTTCCAACTAGTGACTGAGAAAGATTTTACATTATTCTCTAGATAGTAGTAGAATTTCTAGTTTTAGAGATAAGTAATTAGAATCATATGCACGCTAACCTATTAATAGAGACAACAGATCCAAGTGATTTTGAATACATTATTGAAGAACGTAATGCTAAAGGTGATCAGAATGTTTATATCAAAGGACCTTACGCAATGGCAGGAGCTTCTAATAAAAATGGCAGAATATACTGCGAGAAGGAGATGGCTAAAGAGGTTAAAAGGTATACAGAGCAGATGATCGACACTAAAAGAGCTTTAGGTGAGTTGAACCATCCAACTAGTGCTGATGTCGATCTAGAGAGAGCATGTCATATGGTGACTGAGTTAAATGCATGTCCTCACAATAGAGGTGTATACATCGGAAAGTCCAAGGTATTAAGCACACCGACCGGGGCAATCGTCAAGTCTTTAATCAATGATGGATGCAGTGTAGGAATGAGCACAAGGAGTCTGGGTAAGTTGGTTCAATCTGAAGACAATTCTGGAGAGAATCACGTACAAGACATGCGCTTAGTAGCTATCGATTGTGTTGCAGATCCTAGTTTTGGAGAAGCGTTTGTTAATGGTATTCTAGAAAGCAAACAATTTATTCTCAACCAGTCTGGTATGTACGTGGAAGCGTACGATAAATTTGAAAAAGGATTAGCTAACATGCCGAAGAATGATGTACAGGATTATTTAAAGAACAATATTTTAACGTTTATTGAATCAATCAAACAAAAACTATAATGACCAGACCTAACAACAACCCAAATGAACGCCAACCAGTCATGAAATTTATCAGCGATATTGGCAATAAAAACTACGCAGCTGCGAAGGATTCACTCAAGGTGGCGATAGAAAAAAAGCTATTTAACAAGATAAATGCTAACAAAAACATAAATATATTTAGAGATGAGTGAAAAACAAATTAATAACCAACTTAAAGATCTAGGCGACGGAATCCTCACAGAGGAAACTCTAGCAGAACTAGAAACATCATTCCATGAATCAGTAGACGAGTTAGCTCAATTACGTGTTGAGAAAGCACTAGTTGAACAAGACGAAGAACATGCTGTTAAACTCGAGAAGCTTTTAGAAGCTATCGATAGTGATCACACTAACAAACTTCAAAAGGTTGTAGAGGCTATCGACAAAAATCACTCAGAAAAATTAGTCGCTCTCGTAGAGAAGTTCAAAACGGAAATTGATGGAGACGCTAAAGTGTTTAAAGAAGGCTTAGTAGACAACATCAGCAACTACTTAGACTTGTATGTTGAAGAGACTTTACCAGTAGCAGACATTCAAGAGGCTATTAAGAATAAACATGCAGTAACAGTATTAGAAGGATTAAGAAAAGCATTATCAGTTGACAATGCGCTTTCAAATGAGTCAGTACGGGAAGCTGTTATGGACGGTAAACGTCAAATCGATGAGGCTTCTACTACAGCAATCAAGTTAGCTGAAGAGAACAAAGTTTTAAAAGAAAACTTAAGTGCTCAACGTGCTGAATTAGCACTGGACAAGCTCACAGAAGGTCTACCTGCTAGCAAAAGACGTCACATGTACAAAGTACTTGAAGGCAAGTCCGCACAATTTATTAACGAGAACTTCCAATACACATTGGACATGTTCGAGAAAAATGAAAAATCTAAACTAACCGATCTCAAGGCAGAAGCCACTAGTGGCAAGAGAGTCATCGATCGTCCAGTTTCAAAGCAAGCACCTGTTATTAAAGAGAGTGTTGAATCCCAAATCGAGCAAGTAGAACCTGACAACAAACAAGACGGTCATCTATTTAACAATTATATGGGTGAGCTTAAGAAATGGTAACATCAATTTTAAATGAGGCTTCACAGCCTGAGTATGTAAGGAAATTAATAATATGTCACAGGTAAAACCCGCACAATCATATATTGATGAGGAAAGAGCTGGAACACTTCTTGAGAAGTGGGCACCAGTTTTGGATTACACATCCGATAACGTTAAACCTATCACCGATGATCATTCTCGTTTGAACACCGCTATTCTCTTGGAAAACCAAGAGTCATGGTGCTTGAAAGAAAATTCAGCTGGTGGTGGAGCAGGCGGAGTCTTCGGATCTGCTGGAAGCATGGGTCAAGGAGGCGCAATGACGCCTGCTCAAGACTTTTACGCTACTGGCGATGCACGTCTTCCAAAAATTCTCATCCCAATGATTCGTCGTACATTCCCTGAACTAATTACTAATGAGATCGTAGGCGTCCAACCTATGAGTGGTCCAGTAGGGCTTGCTTTTGCAATGCGTTACAAATACGAAAATGAATCTTTGGGTTCAACAGGTATTGACGGACACACTAATGGGTCAACAACTACTGGTAAAAACGGCCAACCTCGTACAGCAGGAAATGCTCCTGATAACGAAGCCGGATACCAGAAGTTAGACACACGTTTCACAGGTGCATCTTCTGCTGCTTTAAGTGGAGACGCTGGACTCGGAATCGACTTTGTCGATAACGATGCTGGTATCGCTGCTAAACTAGCTGATTATGAACTTACTGGTAACATCCCACAGATGGTAGTCTCTTTTGAGAAGACCGCTGTTGAGGCTGGAACTCGTAGGCTCGCTGCACGTTGGAGCGTAGAGCTTGAACAAGACCTCAAGAACATGAATGGTATTGATATCGATACTGAATTAACAAACGCTATGTCGTATGAAATTCAGGCCGAAATTGACCGTGAAATGCTCATGAGAATGGTTCAAGTCGCCGCCAATGCTGGAAGTGGAAAAGGTGTTAGCACCTGGTCCCCCGCTAGTGCTGACGGACGTTGGATGGCTGAACGTAATCGTGATCTTTACGCCAAAATTATCGTAGAAGCAAATCGTATTGCTATTCGTAATCGCCGTGGAGCAGCTAACTTTTTAGTTGCTACTCCTCGCGTTTGCGCTATCTTGGAAATGCTCCCTGAATTTCAGTGGATGCAAGTTCAAGGTAATGTCAATACCCAACCCGTTGGAATTGCTCGCGTCGGTAACTTAGGTGGAAGATTTAACGTTTACCGCGATACACGCACAGAAGCTCAATACGAAGACGGACAAAGGTCCGGCGGACGTATGGAGTATATTCTTTTAGGCTATAAAGGACCTGAGTTTTACGACACAGGAATCATTTATTGCCCATACATCCCAGTGATGGTACAAAGAACTGTAGGTCCTAATGATTTTGCTCCACGTGTTGGACTGCTCACCCGTTATGGTGTAGTAGACAATATCTTCGGTGCAGATCTTTATTACCACGTTATCGTAATCAAGAATCTCGGTGATTCGTTCACACCCGGCACTCAGTCGGTGTACTTCGGATAAATCATTTAAGATGTTTTAGAAGCCGTTGAAATGATACACACGGCAAGAAGTTTTTAACTCACGGTCTACCGATTGATTTCGGTAGACCGTTTTTTTGTGTATATACGGACAGACAAAAAAGGCCGCCCTGTGTAGAGCGACCTTGTTAGTTTAGTTAGGGTTAAATTGTATTATTGTTTGCTTGTCTTGACGTGAGGTATCTTCACGTCAATCAAAGCAGGGCATGCCCAATCAATTGAGCTCTTATCATTAGCACGAACAGGATTGATATCAATACCACCTCGACGAGCATACAGACAGGTTACCACGAGCTTCTCCGGAGACAATATATCATGTAGACGTTTGTATATTGTCTCACATATCTCTTCATGAAAGTGACATTCATCCCTAAACGAAATGATATACTTGAGCATGCTCTCAGGTGTCACGTGGTTCTGTCCTTTGATAGCAATCCATACATCACCCCAATCTGGTTGACTTGTGACACGACAATTACTCTTGAGCAAACCACTATGAAACTTAGACCAGCTAGTGACAATACCACCCTCTGGTAGATCTTCTAGTTCTAACAAGTCTGGTGTCTCCGTGTATGTTTCCACATTCATATCGGTTAGTAATTGAGGATCTAACACTTCCTCTAATGTCGTGTATCCTTTCCTGCTGAACAAAGGATCTCCACTAGCTTTGATATTAGATGGTATCACGTGTACCTCTACATGAGTCTCTAGCAACTTGCTCAAATCATCTGATGCATGTAAAGAGATAAACTCTAACACGCTTTCTTGACTGTTTCCGCATTTGAACATGTTGAAACTATTGAAATACAACTTGATACTCTTGCTCTCAACAATGTACTTACTATCACACGGATACACGATTTTAGCCACCCCAGCAACAGGTAACCCACCATTAGTCAACCCACTCACTTCATATGCATTCCATGTATCATATCCCACGAACGGTAGATCATCATCACTGATATCTAGATGCTTTCTATTGTTACTTCTAGGTTCTCTGACCAATAAATTACTATCGTATTGGTCCTTGTATTGAGATGTTTGTCCTAAATGAACTGATATATTACTATTGTCTAATTTTGTCATTTTATGTGCTTTAAAATTGTTTCCATCCTCTCTTCTACAGATCCACTTAACTTAACTATTCTATCCCTCCATGAATTCACACCTGGTAAGCTAACCGGAGATGTGAGAATCTCGTTGTATATATCTAGTATATTGTTACGAAACTGCATGTCAGTGCTCCTCACACCATCATCCTCGAATGGTATCTCATCAGGACATGTATAGAATATAACATCTAACTTGTTACCTAGAAACGATAGCATGTTCCGCGAGAACTCTCTCACCCAGGTTTCTACTAATCCTTGATCTGATAACCATTTTGTATACACATAGCCATCCAATATACATCTATCGAGAATGACATTACCTGTCATACAGTGATTGTCTAGATGTTCTTTGAGAATATGTAACTGTGTCATATCATTACCAGATGTATTTATATCATGACCTTCTCTAGCTACTTTTCTAGTAACCTCATCAACAAACTGCCAGTTGTTGAGATGTTTCTTACATTCAGCGAGTAAGGTTGACTTACCTGTACATTGTGCTCCTGTGAATCCTACTAACATATTCTAATTATATCCTATTTGTTTGGATAGTTCAACTTGTCATTCATGTTATCTAAATTTTTTTCTGTCCACATTGCACACATCATGTTCCATACCACTGCAGCGGCATGATCTTCACTCTCATCTCCTTGCCACCATTGCATCATGTGTCTATTAGCACTATCGTAATACACACTAAGCGGCATGCCTTTGGTCCAATTGTTGTCTCCATACTTTGCCCCACCGGAGCGGTACCTCTCCATCACTCTCTCAAGTTCCTTAATAGGTACTAAGGACATGCATAATTTACCGTCTCCTGTGTCTCTCTGAGCCCCGGAGTCGAATTGTCTGTTGTTAGATGTATCTGTCATATCTTGAATTGAATGTTGAAACACCACACAATGCAGCAACAGTTGTTGATAATATGGCTTCTCCAGTCAACCCATGCATGGTCATCAGCACCGCTACCATCAGATTGACAACACACATCACTATCAAAATCTGTCCTGCTAAATTAACATTGCTCCAACGTCTCATGCTACAAGTACAATTAGTATGTCTCTGTATAATATGACAGATAGATCTAATATCAATAACGTCAATATAAATTTAATTCGTCCCATTGCTCTCTATACTGTCTATATTTGAGATGATATCACTCATTGTCAGTGATTGTGTTTCAATTCTACTAGAACCATTATTGTCAATGCGTTTATGAGTCAATCCTATGTTAAAATTGTTCACGTTGATATTAACATTATGATCAATGATCACATGGTGAGATGTTTTAATTGTATTGCATCCAGTCAACCCAACAATCGTCATGGCTGTTCCTAATATCACGTTTATAATTTTCATTTTTACTTTATGTTTTTAATAGTTGTATCCATAATTGTGTAGCCATTTCATGTAA